ACTTCAACAGTCAAAGATGCTGGAACATCAACAGAAACTTCAGGTGCTGGTGCAGGAGCTGGTGCTGCTGCAACTGCTGCAGCGATTGCTGCTGTGGTTTCTGGTGTTGGTGCAGTACCTGTAGCTGCTGTTACGACTGCTGCAACTGCTTGTGTTGCGGCTTCGGTCGCTTCAGGAGTTACTGCTGGTGCTGCGGCAACTGCTGCAACAACTGCTGCTGTAACGGCTTCAGGACTTGTAACTGTTTCTGCTGGTGCTGATGCAACCGCTGCAACTGCGGCAGTAACTGCTGCGGCCGCTGTTGGTTCATCAACCGCTGGTGCTGCGGCTTGTGCTGTTGCTACGGCGGTAACAACTGCTGCTGCGGCAGGATCAGCTGCTGCTGGAGATGCGGCAACTACTGCTTCAACTGCTGCTTGTGCAGCTTCTGGTGTTGCTGCTGGTGCTGCAACAACTGCTGCAGCTGCGTCTGCCGCTGGAGCAGGTGCTGTTTCTGGTGCAGGTGCTGGAGCGGCAATTGTTACTGAACCAGTAACTGCTGCACCTAATGCATTTCCAGATGTATCAACTGTTTGTGCTGTGATAGCAAATTCACCTGGTCCAACATTCTCAAATGTTGCAACATAAGGTGCTGCGGTTAAAGTTTGGTCTGGTGCACCAGCCAAAGATACTTTGATACCTGCGGTTTGGGTACCGGCCGGGAATTGTTGTTCTTGAGAAACAACGGTAACGACTACTGTAGACATAATAACTCCTTTATAAAGTAGTATGGAAAGTTTCCATACCCAATTATTTATGTAGGCTGAATATTTCGGAACGATGACAAAATGTAAAGACCAAAAAAAGGGAACCGAAGTTCCCTTTTGAATTGTCACTCTTTTTGGTGACTTTACTATATTTTTACATATAGTTTTAAACCATCACATTAGGTTTTTAACTGCGAACAGTCTATAGTACACATTAGATTGTGCATCTAGACGGCCGTTACCAGCTGTTAGACCTTCTGCAAATGGGTTTGCAACCATACCGTAACGGGTTTTGAAACCAATTTTTGGTTGGAATGTGAATTGGTCAACTGCACGAACCATTTGTAGAGGAACGTATGGGCAGTAGAACAAGCCAGCGTCATAAGGTGAAGAACCTTTATAACCAACTGTAACCAATTCTTGGTTAGATGTGTAACCACCATAATATGGATCAATGTACACTTTGATACGACCATGCAACATACCAGCAAATGTATTGCCTGTATCGTCAACTTGTAGGTCAGCTTGTAGAGATGGAGTGTAAGACAACACACCAGCCATAGCCATAGCGGAAGCAACGTCTGAAGAAACAATCAGAACGTTACCTTTGCCTCTACGAGTTTGTTTTGCAATAACGTTAGCATCACGTTCGATTTGGAAAATCAAACCTTTGAAACGTTCAACAGACCAACGACCGTTAGAGTCAGTATCTAAGTCGAAGTAACCAGCTGTTGTTGTACCGTATTGAGCACCGATTTTAGCAGTTGTGTAAACTGTACGGATAACTTCACGGTTAATTTCAGCAAGAATTTCTGTAGACAGAATGTTAGACAATTCTGTTTCAGCGTCAAGACCGTGAATTGCTTTCAAGTCTTGTGCTAGTTCTAGAGAATATTCAGCTTTCAATGCACGGCTAGCTGCTGTAACAGTAACTTTCTCAATAGAGAATGCCATTTGTTGGAAAACAGAACCGTTGTCAGCACCCAAGAATTCAGCAATGCTTGTTGGCATAGCTGTACCGGTTGTAACAGTGTTAGCACCAGCAACTGCTGTTTGTGTGTTAGCTGTTGTGTCAGTAGCTGTTGAACCAGAGAATGCTTGTTGACCGCCATATGTGCCATAGTTAGCAGCAGATGTATTACCAGAGAAGATTGTGTTAGCTTCATTGTAGAAAGCTTCAGAACCTGTTTGGTTGTTGTAACGTGCACGCATTGCGAAGATAAGGCCTGTAGGACCAGTCATTGGTTGAACACCAGCGATATCATAAGCAATTAGGTTAGGCAATGAACGGCGAACCAAGCTAATCAAGATTGGGTCAAAGTTGCTGATACCAGAACCTGTAACGTTTGTTGGACCGTTATCAGATGTTTCGTTCAAGGCCATACGGTCTTGACGCATTGCTTGTTGTTGGTTTTCCAATACCAAAGCAGTTACGCTTCTTTTGTATGGATCTTTAATAGCTTCTAGTTCTGGATGTTCCAAAACTGGTTGCCATTTTTTTTGTAGTTCTTCTGTCATAAACATGTGAATGTCTCCTATTTTTGTGAAACTGATTTTTTATTTATAATTTACATTCTTTTATTAAGAACGCTAACGACTTGTTCCATCAAAGGATCAACAGACTTGGTAGTTTGTTTTTCTTCTTCAATGTGGACTTCATCATCTAAAGCAGAATTGTCTGCAACTTTTACATCAACTTGGAAGTAAGATTCAACCAATGTTGACAACTTTGCCGCAAATTCTTCTTCAGTAGTAAAATCCACACCCTCTGCGAGTGCTTTCAATTTTTCTACTTGAGTTTGCGATAGGCCTTCACACACTGCGTAGATAGCCTCAGATTTTTTATGTTCGTTTAATTCTTTAGACATTTCAACGCCACGGTTGATTTGTTCGTTAAGTTGCTCTTCCAATTCGGAAACTTTTTCTGCCATTTCAGCAACAACATCAACTTTGTCTTCAGGAATATCGATATAGTGTTCAACAAACACATTGCGTAGAGCACCAATAAAGTCTTCTGCGATTTCAGCACGTAGACCAGATTCTACTGCCAATTCGTTTTCTTTCATCCATTCTTCTGCCATGTAGTTTAGATAGTCATCAACTTTAGATGCCAAATCTTCTTTAACTTGTTCGATAGCAGAGTCAAATTGTTCAACCAATTGTTGTTCAACTTGTTCAGCAATAGATTGAACACGTGCTGCAACAGCGGCTTCAAAAATGGTAGTTGCTTTAGCAGCAAATTCTTCTGATAGGTTTTCACCAGCCAACAATGCACGAACGTCATCAGACATGTCAATGCCTTCCATGTTAACGTGTTGTGCTTGTGAACCAGCTGTTTGTGAACCATCATAGTGTTGGAATGTAGCACCTTTGTTTGTACCAAATGTATTTGCTGGCAATTTGCCTGCGATACGGTCACGAATTTGGTCAATGTGATTAGCAGAACCAGCTGTAGTTGGATGCATAACATCTTTACGGCCCATTGTTTCTTGTGGTTGATTTTTTGGTTTAGAATAACCAACACCATCTTTTTCTGAACCAACTGGTGGAGTTGCACCAGGAGGAGTTGCACTTGGAGTACCTTTTAGGTAATCAGGCAATTCTTCATCGTTAACTTCTGGTGAATGACCTACAACACCAGCATCATGTTGACCATATGCAGTTGCAGCTGGAAGTCTATCGTCACCGACTTCACCCTTTTTGTGGGCATCTTGACCACGTTGACCACGCTTTGCAGCAATGTTTGCGTCAAAGGTTTCTTTAGAACCTTCACCCAAAATTGCTTTAGCGGCTTCTGACAGATTGAATCTTTTTGACATTTAAAAATCTCCTTGATTTTATTTGAATATTTATAGGTTATAGTTTTTTCATGAAGTTTTCAAATATGCGAAGACTTACTGCTTCAATATCCGCACGAGATGCCGACTTGATTTCTCTAATCGCTTGTGCGTGTTCTACTTCAGTCCAAACACCATTTACCAACATCCATTCTTTTCCTTCCATAATGCCTTGAACAAAAGCTCCAGGCGCAGAAGGGTCTGCTACAATATCCGCCGCTGTGGCTAGATAAAAGTCGGGTTGAACAATATTAACGCCGTTAACATTTTTCAATGATCCCATACCTCTTGAAGAAACACCCAATTGAGCGCCGCCTTCAATAAGTTGACGAGCAATTTGACCCATTGGTGTTTCCAAAATCTTTGCTTTACCGATCCATTGATTACCGTCTTCACGCAGACCAACAATCATGTGCGATACACGGTCTAAGTTAATAGTTGGAGAATCTGGATGACCTAGTTCACCAAAAGCACGATGCTTGTTGATGTATTCTTCAGTATAACGATGAACTTCCTTTTTCATCGTGTTGTATTCGTATAGACGACCATTCTTATTTTTCTTTTCAGCAACAAGAAATGGACCTTCTATGTACAGTTCTTTTTTACCATCTGCACCTTCTGTCAGATAGTTGACTGTTTCGTTGATTTCTTTAATGAGTTTCATTATTGTACCTATTATGGTGTTACGTTGTATGGTCTATAGTTGAATGCAGCAGGATCGTTAAATTGACCACGTTGATAGTATTCATTTTGTTTACGCAACTCAATAATTAATGTGTATGCACAATTTGCTACCAAACCAATGGTTTGAACACCGATGTCACCAGTTGCACCAACTGCATTATTTGGAATAGAAACCATACCTTGGTCTTCTGAATATTCACCGCAAAGGTCCATATTCATGATAGGTACATTGTTTGCTGCACCGTTGCCAGTCCAAAACAATTCAACATAACCTTTTTGTTGTGATGCAATGTTGTAACCAATTCTAGTCACAGTTAGACCGTAATAAGACAATGGTGTACCGTTTGGAATAACATTGTTATTACTTGTCAAAGCACCATATAGTGTGTTTGCTGCAATACGAGAAACGTTATATTCTTGACCAGAACCATCAAAATTGGCAGTCAGTTTGATAACTGCTTTTTCTGTAGTGTCTCTTAATACTTGATATGTGAAAATATTTGCCATGTTTATTCCTAGTCTTACGGTGTAAGATTGTAAGGCTTGTAGTTGAATGCTGCTGGGTCGTTGAACTGACCACGTTGGTACATAGCATTGTTTTTACGCAAAGAAATAATCAATGTATATGAACAGTTTGCTGCGGCACCTTGTGTGTAAACACCAATATCGCCGTTACCAACGTTAGCTGTGACGATATAGCCGTTAGCTAATGAACCAGAATTATTTGTAATGGATGGCAACTGTTCACCTAAACCAAATTCACCAGAAGCATTTAAATGGAAAATTGTTGCTGAGTTTGCATATTGTGCCGCTGAAGTTGCACCGGCTCCGTTCCAGAAAATTTCAACAGAACCTTGAGAGTTAGCACTTGTACTTGTAAATGGCATGTTAACGTAGTATTTCAAACCAGTTAATTGCAAATCATAGTAAGACAACGGAGTATTTGCAGAACCACCTTGATTATTTGCTACAAGAAAACCATTGGTCGCCAACGCATTTGAAAGTGAATTTGCTTGAATGCGTGTGTTATTAATTTCTTGACCAGAACCATCAAACACTCCAGTTAACTTAATAACAGAGTCTGTTTGTGTATCTCTCAAAATTTGATATGTAAATTTGTTGGCCATGGTTTTCTATTCTTTAAAATATTATCTATTTATGACTAAAAATACCATCAATATTTTGAAGACATTCTGTGCATGTGTTTCATGTCATTGTGGTGCATAATCATGTTTGTGTGATGTTCCATGTGGTGATGCATACGAGATTCACCTTTAGCGTGGTGGTGCATCAAAGATGCTTCTTCGTGGCATTTTGCACATTTCTCATGGTATTTTGGATCACGCATTTTTTCTGCTTCTTCAGACATTTTTGCTGCTCTTGCACTTGCTTCGTGAGCCTTGCTGGCGTGCATGTGGTATACATGAGTATGTTCTGTTAAAGAATCAGCACTTTCTTTCATGCTGTGTTTAGCCATTTCTTTCTTCATCATCTTCATCTTAGACTTCATTTTTTCTTCTTCGTCTTCTTCTTCACTCATGCCGTGCTTTGGCTTTTCTTCTTCTTTTTTCATGTGCCATTTTTCTTCTTCTTTTTTCATTTTCTTATCTGGCATCATTTCTTCTTGGTTCAACAAACCTTGAGCAATTTCTTGTTTCTTTGCTTCAATGTGTGCTGATACACGGTCGTGAATTGCTGCATATAATTCTGCTCTGAAATTAACTGCATCATCTTGTGCTGCGTAATCTATTAGGTCTCTTGACATAGTTTCCTCCTGGTGTTTATTTATTAATTAGCCTTAGCTGGATTCTTTTCTTTGCTTTGGTCCAGTTTAATGTCCAAATCATTTTGGTGTTCTGCACCATCCATTTGGATTTGTGATAACATCTGTTGTTGTGCAACATCATTTGTAACTTGAACTGGTAAACCAATGCCTGCTTCTTTTTCTTCTTCAATTTCTGATTGCATAACTTTGATTTCATCGTCATTCAATCTCAATACATTACGTTGAATCCATGCTTGTGAGAAATAACGACCAGTATATGGGTCAACTGATTGCAACAACTGCAATCTTTGTGTCATTAGTTCAGCATCTTTAAGTTCACTGAAATTATTGTCTTTAATGAAGTTATAATGAATGTGTTCTTTAAATTCTTTCCATTCGGCATCGGTACAAATACCTTTGAGTACCAATTGAACTCTTAATGCTTGGTGGAACAAATCAGAGAATTTGGTTCTCATGCGAGAAACAAACTTAGCAAACTTCAATTCATCTCTTGTGATTTCACCAACACGGCCTAAAGAGAATCCGGATTGGTTAGGATCAAGTCTGGAGACTGGAACGTTCAAAGACTTATACAGTTTCTTCTCAAAGTATTTAACGTCTTCCAACTCACCTAGGTTCTGTCCACCTGGTAGTGTAGTAATCTCTGTACCTTTGCCGCCTTCTCTACGTGGTAACCAGAAGTCTTCCATCATGGATAAGAACTTACGGTCATCACGGACTTCACCTGTGTTTGCATCATAGACAAGTTTGTTTTTATACTTGACCATAATGTCACGTAGGTATTGTTCTGCTTTCAATTTAGGCAAATTACCAACGTCAATATAGAAAATTCTACGTTCTGGTGCACGGGAGATACGATAGATGACTGTCGCATCTTCAATCATACGCAACTGATTCAATGGCTTAATTGCTTTGTGCAAGTAAGATAATACAACCGCACGGCGACTATCCATAAGTCCAGAAACCACAGAAATAACAGAATCGGTAGTAATTCTGGTACCAACTGGTCCATAATTAGTTGAAGAACCTGTGGTAACTTTGTCATTGTAGATGTAATATTCATTAACAACATTCATTACCTCTACGCCGGTGCGTTCATCTTTTTGCTTTTTGATTTCACGAATCTTACGCATCTTACGTGGATCAACGTATCTCAACTCTTTGATACCGGCCGTTGGGTTTTCTTTGTCTACAATAATGTGGTAATACAACTTACCATCAATGTAATATCTGCGGAAGATATCTTGTGCCATGTTGGTGTAGTTCAACATACGCAAAATTGTATGAAACTCAGCTTTTATTGCTTTTTTAATCTTGTCTGATACATTTAAATCATCAAGAATAATTTCTATGTTCTTGCCATCATCGTCTTGACAGATAGCTTCATTAACAATATCGTCAATAGCTGATTCAATCTCAGGTTGCATTGCCATTTCACGGTAACGAGATATAAGTTCTACCTCATTTTTTGCAGTACCGTCTAAGTCAACATATGTGCCATAATAGGCAGCGGAAGTAATCGTTAAAGCACCATCATCACTGGACGGTGGGCTAAACGATTGCTGTGTGGTTTGGTTTTCTTCTTCCTCTTTGCGAGAAATTGTAAAGCCAAATAGACTAAACTTTTGTGCCATGTTTTTCCTGGTTACATTTCAAATAATCATAAAAGAGAGGACCGAAGCCCTCTCTTATGTATACAACAAAAATTAATTTGTTGTGTTGCTTGTCCAGTATTGGTAAGCAAATGTAACCGTGAATTCTTCAACGGTGTCATTTGTGCCCCAATCTAGGTCAATTGGTGATAGGTCAACTGGGAACATACCAACAAAATTGTATGACTTGATGATGCCATTGTTTCCTGCTGTTGCTTGCTTACTATATTGGTTTACAGTAGCATTGATAGCATATGGTTGACCACCAGAACCACCACCAGTAACAACTTGTGAAGGTGCTCTTACGTTACCTGCGTTGCTATTGATAGCATTCATCCATGCTTCAACTGAATTACGAACGCTGAAGTTTTCATCGTTGATAATTGTTACTGTCCAATCTGCAAATGTTCTGTTACCAGCAAACTTAGTCTCACGACCAAAGTAATACAAAGGTACAGTACCAATTGTTGAACCAGGTAGTTGACCAGCTTTACACAAGAAAGAGAAAGGTTGACCAGATTGGCCAACCCCGTTTGGTAAACCAGTCATTTGAACCTGGAACAAATTTGGACGTGCGCCGTCATTTTGCAACGCACTTGTAAATTCGCTAATTTGAAAAGCCATTTTATTCTCCTATTTGTTCTTATTTATTACGCTGTTGTGGTAGTCACTGTGGAGAAGCTAACACCAGTACCAACTGCAACAAAATTCAACTGGATAAAGTTGATAGAACGAGCAGGTTGAATGTAAATGTCACCAACAAATTGGTTAGCATTAACAACAGAAGGAGTGTTGTTAGTCGAATCACATACAACTTGGAAAGCTTGAATACCACGTCCTGCTTGTACAGAATTCAAGAATGGAGTTACAAGAGCAATAAATTGTGCTTGTGTAAACGCATCGTTAAATTCAAACAATGAGTATTGTGCTGCTTTAGCAATTGCTTGCTCAAGTACAATAAACAATCTGCGAACGTTGATACGGTCAAATGCAGATGGTTGTGTTTGCATTGTTTTATCACCAAACAAGACTGTACCTTGTCCAGGGAATGATGCAACTGGATTAACAGCAGCTTGATACAACGCATCTCTTTGTGGTTTGCTTGGGTTCCATGCCAACTTGATAACGTTCTTCAATACGCCACGGTTGAAACCAGCTGGAGACCACCATGGATTGTTTTGTGTGTCTGTGTAAACACATAGACCAGCCATGTCACCATTCAATGGTACCCAACGATATGTGTTGTTGTAACGGTCAAACAAGTATTTCCAGCCAGAATCTGTGAAGCCGTAAGTGCCTGTTGTAGAACCAGTCAATGCTGACAAACCATTAATCCAAGACAATACGCTAATTTGTTCGTTACCAACGTTGTTGATAACAGCACTTTGTGGTGGAGAAACAAATGCCACACAGTCTTTACGTGATGCTGCAAGGTTAATTGCTGCGGTTTGAACTGCTGTATTTGTAAATGGACCAGTCATCAACAATGAGATTGTTGCTTGTGTTGGGTCGCTAAAGTTAGCTTGTGCATTAATAACATCACCATCTTGAATTTGTTGGTCTGTACCACCAGAGAATGCAACTGTTTGTACGTTTGTCAGTGTTTGGAATGCAACGTTGGCTGTTGGTTGTCCCCAAGCACCAGAACCTGTAGATGTTGTTGAATAAGAAACTGGGTCAACAGCATAGATAAATCTAGAATTGTTGAAAATAGCATTCTTATAGTAATTAGATGCACCAGTAGCATCAACGCTGTCTGTTGCTTTAGACAAATATGGGAATGTTTCTAGAACAGTACCTTTTTGGCCAGTAAACAAACCACCAGCATCAATAACTGCAACGTGAATTTGGTCATTTGCAGAACCTAATGATGAAGCACGATAAGAAGTTCCTGGTAGACCGCTGAAATAGCCACCAATAGCAACTGTAGTAGTTGTATTAGATGCGTTAGGAATTGAGTATGTCCAACCAGTATTCATTGCTGTTGTGTTGGCAAATCCTGAACCTGCGTCAATAACAGACACAACCAAAGAATTACCTAATGCGCCTGGGTAACGAGCAACGAAAGGACCATAAGTATTTGCTGCACCAGCAGGTAATAATGTATATTGGAAAACGCTTTCGTTTGCAATTTGTAGTGTAGATGTGTTTGAAGTAGCATTGAATGTATTGCTATTTGCTGCACGAACTACTTGCAAGTTATTGCCGTATGCCAAGAAAGATGCCGCAGTATAGAAAGATGCTGCGGTATTATTATCTGGTGTTCCGAATGTGTTGACTAGAATTTTTTCACTGCCAACTGGTGTAACCTTGTTTACTGGACCCCATACAAAGTTACCTGCATATGCACCGGCTGTAGTCAAAACTGAAGGAACAACTGTTGATAAGTTGGTTTCTGTTGTTAATACGCCTGGAGATAATTGAGCGATTTGAGCCATTTGTTTCTTCTCCTTGATTATTCTGTTTTTGGTAAATTATACCATGTGAATATTTATGAAACACTATTTTTATAGGTTTTTAATCATGTCTCTAATAAATGACCCATAGGTGTCTCCACCAACCGATGAGTCCCATAAATCTCCATCAATCAACTCAAGTCCATGATTTAAACCATCTTCAATGATGGGTTCTGGTAGAGTTTCATCATCAATTTGATTCATATGTTCCACTTGGAACTGTTTACGAATGTCGTGGCTTACAATCTCTTTGAAGTATTTTTGAGTTGTGGCCCAAGCAAATGTCACTAAACACATCACCAAGTCATCATTTGAACCTTCTTCAGCAGCAAATGAGTTCTTGTCTTGCACAAAAGTGGTCAATTCAGAGATAACATCAAAGTCATTAATGACCATCTTGTCACCTTCAACCAACATTTTCAAGTTAGCGCAACCTATACGTTTCACTTGTGGTGACATTTTTAAACCTAACTGTACACCTCTTGCAAAGCCGGCAGACAGTTGTTGTGGTTTCTTGTTACCTGTGAATACTTTCCATAGGTTTTCATATTCAAGTTCATTATGTAGAATATCTGCAACCTGTGGTGTGTTGTTAATTTCAACCAAAACATATGCATCATTGAACAACCTTGCGGTATTGTAGATTACAGTTGGGAACAATACTGGATGAATTGACGAACTGTGGTATGTTGCAACCATTTTATATGGCATTGCTGAGATATCCATGACCACAAATGCCGATGAATCCATGTTCTTGCCCTCTGAAACGTCAACACAGATGGCATATAGGTGGTCTGTTTTGTGTGTTTCACCATCTTCTTTGATGGGCATTTCATACACATTGACTTTATCGTGCTTGGCAATTGGATCAAGATATACCATCTGTGCAAGTTTCTGACCAGAGATGAGCGTATTGGTAGAACCCAAGAACTCACATTCAAACTCTTGTCTGAATTGTTCTTCTGAGGTGTTACGAATCGTTTCTTCTTTCCATGCCTCATCACGACCTGGTACCATTGACCAGTGAATTTCAAATGGTTTATAACCACTTTTCTTACCAATTGCATCCATCCACATCTTGTAGAACAGATTCATACCGTTTGGTGTAGACACAATAATAATCTTTGTCGTTTTACCTGATGAAATTACAGGGTAAACCGAGTTAAAGAACTCGTGTGCAATGTTTGGTGGAACGAAAGCAAACTCATCCAAAAATACACAGTTAAAAGAACCACCTCGAATGGCAGCAGAAGATGTGGAGTCTGCACGAATCTTAGAACCATTTTCAAGTTCCACGTTACCTTTATTCCAGATTACAACACCTTGTTGCAGCCACATTGGTAAGTTTTCATATGCCAACTGGTACTTTGCAAGAATATCTCGTGCAAGAGAACCCTTGTTGGCCAGAACGGCTACGTTTTGTGTGTCGTTGAATAGTGTCAACCAAAGAAGATAAGCCACGGAGGTGGTGGTTTTACCAACCTGGCGAGGACATTTAGTGATAGCAAAACGATTCTTGTGGAACAGACGAATCATGTCCTTCTGAAAGTCCCACATTTCAAATGGCATTAAACCACGGTCAACGTTGACAATCTTGATGTAATGCTCTGCAAAATATACCGGATCTTTAGCACACTTTAAATACTCCTCAACTTGTTCTTGAGTGTATTTTATCTGTATGCCAACTTTCTTTAGTAGAGGATTGTCACGGTAACTGTCTTTATTATCACTCATTCATACCCTTAATCAACTTATTCAGTTCTGAAGTTGAGCCGACAAAGAAAGCCGCTTTATCGATATTTGTTGTGGTGTTTTGGTTCTTTTTATCCATCTCACGCATTTGTTTTTGTACTGCAAGAAGTTCTTTATTGGCATCTACCACATTTTTAAGTAGAGTACCATATACCTCAAATGCTCTTGGATGTTGACCATCTTTTGCAATCTGTAGAATCTCTGCCATTGCATCTTTACCTTGGTCAATCAAATCTTGTAGATTGGCTTTAGTTTGTTCATAAGCATCAGACAAATCTTCTTCAAGATTTTCTTGCGATACAGCAGCAGGCACTTGTTGTTTTTGTACGACAGGTGCCTTTGGTGTTGGTACCACATCAAAGATTTCTTCCATATTTTTTTCAAATGTACTCATAGTTTTTATAAAATGTTAAGATGGTAAAGAACCATTGTATCTAGACAACCAGTATGTAGCATTTTGTTGGTGTTCGGTCGCAGACAAGACTCTACTGTATGCGTGAGCCGCAGCTATATCACCATTAAAACCTGGAGATGTTTGTGTTGCACCAATAACTGGAGTGGTTGATGTTGGTCCAGGTAATACAGTAGCACTATTACCAACAAGATTTCCATTAACATATAGAGTCCATCCGGCTGTTGTACTATATGATACGCTTACATAATACCAAGTGTTGTTTGCTTCTGCGCCTGTGGTTTGAGTTACATCAGAATATGTAGCACCATTATAATGATTGCCAGCACCAAATGCTTGTGTTCCATTATTGAACCAAGTTGTATCTCTCGCTTCAGCAGAACACTGTAAGTAACCTGCGCCCATTGGAGCTGTGTTTGAACCATTACCACGAATCACAGCACCTTTAGTATAATTTAAACTGGGATTCATAAATGCACTAGGTGCTTTGGCCCAATTTGAATTGTTTGCGTGGAAGTAAGCAGTTTTAGTTCCCAAATTAACTACGTTAGATGTGCTTGTCCAAGGAGTAGTTGTGCCATTACCTGCATAGAATGTAAAGTTTCTTGCGTTGGCACTAGAATCTGGCCAAGTGTTACCTGACGTATAATTTGCCATGTCTAGATTGTAATATAAACTATCTTGAACCATGGTTAAGTTGGCCGTGTTTATATAAACCACATTATTCATAATCATCATTGAACTGAGCATTATACTACTCCAGAACCATTAATGTACCATGTATTGGCAGCAGTCATAATTAGTGTTGCCATACCGTATGTTGTAACATTGCGTGAAGCACTTGTTGTGTTGCCAGCAAGATACATGTTCACACCAACATTTGGTGTTACTGTCACATTTGAACTTGTATGAGAAATAATTGTGATTGATGTACCAATTGCATATGTTGTATTTGATGTCCAAGGAATATACAAGTTTACAGGTGAACCATTGGTATAATAAAGGTGTTTACCTGCATCTGTATTGGCCAAAACATAATTTGATGCTTGTGCATTTTGTGGAATTATTGTTGCTGCTGCATTAGCCGCTGCAAAAGCAGAATTAGCTTGTGTAAATGCAGCATTCGCTTTTACAAATGCAGCGTTAGATGTAGCACTTGGTGTGTTTGCGGTATTTGCATTGCTCAATATCTGACTTATATAAGTGTTTGAGAATGCTGTTGTTTGAACAGTGTTATCTGGCCAAATTTGTTCTGCGTATGATGTAAAGTTCCAAGTTTTTGCACCACCAGCTGCACTGGTTTGTATCAATGTATTGCTTGTGCTTTGTAAATCTAATAAGCCTGTAATCAGTGTGTTGCCATTAAATGTGCTATTATCTGCAAAAATAATTTTATTAGGTATAGTTAGTGAGCCGTCACTTCCAAAATTAAAAGTATGTTGTGTTGTACCATCATTTGTATCAATAGCTGCAAATACGGTATTTCCATTGGCCTGAATATAGATATCTCCTAAATTGCCATTATATTCATTTGAGATATTCATTAAATTGTAGCCTATACCCGCAGCACTATTTGCTTCTGATACAAGGCCTTGGCCACCCCAATGTGATGTGGAAAGACTTGCGCCACCAAAATCAATAGTATTCGCTTTGATATTTCCATTATTGTCAATAGATACTTGACCAATGTTTACTCCGGAAGAACTGATGTTCATGGCATCGGTTGCTCCACCATTTACAACAAAGTGTAATACGTTTTGTGAGGCGGTTCCTATAACCAAATCTGTGTTATTTGCATACAAATATACATTGTTTGCTGTATTTAATGAACCTGATCCAACAAAATTTGGACCATTGATACCAAAATCGCCATACAGAAAACCGTCTGTGCTATAATAATTTGACACAACATAGTCGGCCGATGCTTGTGTGCCTGTGTTTGAATTTTGCAATATCACTTGTTGGTATGTGTTTGCATTTGCGGAGAAAGTTCCAAACAATCCAGATGCATAAAAACTCAATGTGCCTACGTTGAGCGAATTCAAATACAGCTGATTTAGTTGCAAATTGCCTGGAAACGTAGCACTACCATCTGTATTGAAATACCATGAATTGGAAGTTGTATAACTTGTACCCGGATTGTTTGCGGTTAAAACAATCTCAGCACCCTCAAGCTGCAAACCATTTGGTGTATCACCTCTAATGTGTGCGTAATACGTGTTACTTTGTGGTATGTGTAAAACACCTTGTGTATCTAATAATGTGGTATAAGTTTGTGTTGTTGAACCAGTATTTCCAGTGTTTGATAGTGCAGAAAAACCATTTCCTGAAGCCGTATTGGCTTTGGCGAACGCCGCATTTGCTTGCTGGAAAGAATATGCTCCATAAACAGTAGCAGTAACTGCTTGTCCGTATGCGGTTAGAGCAAGAGAAAGTGCAGCATTTGATTGAAAGAAGACTGCATTTGAACCTGGGTTTTGTTCTGCAAAACCTTCAGTAGCAAGACGAACACCACCGGCACGAACACCATCATGAACTGTTATAGTATAATTTGTGTCGTCAATAATGATTTCACCATTTGCGCCTGTTGTATTGGCAACTGAGGCCTGAGATTGTCTTTTAAACTGTAGTGTTCTTGCCATTTTAGGTTCCCTGACTTAGGTCTGTAATGTTTTCTTGTTCTTTGTTCAAATCGTCCACACCAATTTCTGTGGTCATGTCTCCAGCAAAATTTGTATTTGTGGTGAATGCGTGAATGTCGATTGTTTCTTTTATGTCTGTGGAGTATGTATAAGAAACATTTCCATTTGCATCCGTTGGTTCTGGAACAACGATTATTCTAGCCATTTGTTGTGGTACCAAGTTATATCCATAGAATGACCAATTGGCATTTGAGTTTTGTCCAATCAGTGCTGTGTTAGAAAGGAAGTTTCCGTTCATGTTTGAAACTGTTAATACCTTATCAAAGTCCCAAGCAACAACAGTAGCTGATGCTGTTGATAATGTTGGACTTACACCTTGATAGACAGATTCTCCAACAATATAATCACCAGAACCACCAGTATTCATGTTGAATTTGATGTTTTGTTCTGTAGAAATTTCATTGTATATGTTTGTGATAGATGTTTTAATCAAGTTAGCACTTGTATTTGCACCAAACACAAAACCTTTGGCTGTGAAGTTCAACGTCCAAATAACCATTCTGGTATCAGAATCTCTGTCACCTTCATATGTAACATCATATTTAACATCGTTCAAAATCACTGGAACTTCTTTGACGATACCCATCTCTGGAATCATGTTCACTTTGATTGTATAATCTGGTGCAAAGAATGGTAAAATATGTTCAATGATTTGGTTGCCATCTTCAATGTTTCTTACATAAAGATACAAAGAAAAGTCAAAATCATATGGTACTGGCATGTATTGTGACAGTATTGCACCATTATTTTTTGCAAAGTTTTGTATGTTTGTGTTCTGTTTTCTTGTCGAATCGTATGTTAGTCCATTCATTTCATATGACATGCGAGGCAAAGTCATTTGAACTTTTTTATCTAAATTTGGGTCACCTTGAATACGCATTACATACAATTCTTTTGTTGCATAGTCAATAGGAACAACAAAACGTTCTTGTTCTGTTTGGTCTGGATTGTATCTGACTAATGTAATATTACTAAACAGTTCGCCAAAAGCAACAGTAATCTTACGAATCATTCGGTTATAAACTACATTAGCCATTATAGACCACCAATCGGATTGATTTCGGAATTATTGACATATGGCTGTGCTGTTGTCACAGTAACTTCATTATCATAAGATTCTTTATTTGCCGGTGAAGCCAATGGGTCAAATGTGGCCAATGTGTATGCTGCACCACTGGTGTAACCAAGTATGTAACCGCCATCAACAAATTCACCAGTAATATTAGATACAGATAATGTATTTGAAGAAGGTGTCCAGCCTTGAACTGTAGCAAATACTGTAGCATTTGCATAAGTGTTATCAGAAGAATAGTATACTTGTTCTGCTAATTGATAAGAACCTGAACCTGCACCAACATTTAGATGTAGTGTGTAAGCTGAATCTGTGACAACAGAATCAATATCTGCCACACCAGTAGCAATAACTTCTTGTGAGTATTTGAATTTCTCAAGTTCCAATTCGTAATAGTATGGAACTTTACGACCTAACATAAAGAAGTCTTTAGTCTGGTTTGTGAACTTGATTTCATACAATTCACCACTACCATTTAGAAAAGGAATATAAATTAAGTCACCTTCATTTGGTCTGCTTAATGAAGCATTTGGTGGTACTCTTTGTGAGAATGCTCTTTTAGAAACAATAACTGTGACTTGATTACGAATTTCTAGACCAAATTTGGTAAACATTTCTCTCTCACCCATGTATTCATTGGCGGAAGAAAGATACATTTCCAATGGAAAAGCAGTATTGAATTTCTTAACCGGGTCTTCACCATAGATTAAGTCTCTGGCCTGACTGTTGTTATTCGGTAAATAGTATGCGTTGAACCCCATAATCTGAATTGATTCAGTTATGAGGTCTTCTACTAAACGCTGTTCATCATACTTAGCGTTATAATTATTGAAATAAGGACTTGTTGCCATCTTAGTTCATGAACCATTCTAGCGGACCGCCATAGTTTTCAATCATATCGGTTTCTAATCTTTGAATTTCACCCATGGCTTCTTCATAAGTTTCTTTACCATTCAATACTACACCACCTGGTAACTGAATACCACCAAATTTCTTCATGTTTTCACCCCAAGTTCTCTTGATGAGTGCTGTAGCATATTCTTTCAACCAACGGTCATTCCATACGTTTGGATATGTGTTTGGATCAATTGCTCCGTAGCATTCGGCAACAACAACCTGACCGGTATTAATTTCAAATCCGTTACCCCAAGCCCAATCTATGTATAGACGGTTCATATTACGCACCCAACGAATTGGAACTTCACCAGTGAACTGAAGTTCTAAAGAACGTAAGTGTTGTTGAGTTAGTGTGTAATTGATGTAGGATGCTGAGGTAAAGTCATATAATTCGTTTAGACGCAATTGGTATCTCAAATCAAACATGTTGATGGTTGCCTGAGAATCGGTCAAAGGGAAAATACGAGTAATACCAAGAATGCTTACGGTATTGCCGTTTTGGTCGGTGGCCTGTGAAGCATCTAGGTATTGATTAGCAATGTCTTGGTCTGTAACATAATGAATCCAATAGAACTTTTGTGCACCATCAAAATGGTAATCTTGCCAATATTGAATAGCATCATCCACACGGTCTTCCACTTGTGTGTCGTCTACGTTGATGTTAATTACTGGCGCACCAAGTCTACGGAGACAATAATTTTTAAAATCTTGTCTTGTTTGTATTGTTGCCATTGAGAATCTCCTATTATTCTCTATTTATATTGGCAAGAAACGGCCCTCTATGGAAGCACCGTATACTCATTCCACCACTTTTGCCAGTCTACGTATGGGTCAATGTGTTGTTCAAACTGTACATGTAGAGCCAAACTAGGTATAGGACTGAATCTTACAGCATGGTTTTTCCATATCTCGCAGATTGTATTTCCTTCATGTACATGTGGTGGTGGTCTGGAATAGTCTGAATTATATTCTGTTGCAAGTTTATAAAATAATGGCCAATGTTCTTCCACCAGTTGAGGTCTTAGTAAAAAGGTATTGGTTGTCCAGAAGCCTGTTCTCCAAGGACCATTGCTACCACGAACAATGTAACTGGGATACATTGCATCCGGCCTGTAATCGCCTTCAAAATCATATGGATAGATTACAGTTTCACGACCAGTTTTGTTCTTAAAGTCAATGTAGTTATCTATCATGTGTGTCAGGGCCATCGGACAATGTAAATAATCATCCTCAACAGAATAAACCAAGTCTGCACCCGAGTTCTTGCAATATTCAAACTGTTTTAGTGCCGAATAGTTATAACCTGGTTTGGACATACGAAACAATTCATACGACCAAACCGATTTATCCATGATTTTGTATATGGAATCGATGAGTTCGTTTGAACTGTGGTCATCTAATATTTTATAATTGATTGTATGACCTCTAACCAAGTTAGCAGAATTTACTAAAGAAATTAGACACTTTTCAACCAAAGTCTTTTTGTCACTACCACAATACCGTTCTTTATCGGTGTGTACATTAGACTGGTCGTGTGTTCTTAAAATGATTTCTATATTCATACTTTAAATAAATCCTGTTCAAAAACTGCACTCGGTGGTTCTTCTTTGAATAAGAATGCAACTACTTCTAAATTTGACTCTTTGACGATTGCTTTTATTCCTAATGATTCTAATATTGTTTCCATAGAATTTTTTGTGAATCCTGTTTTGTGGGCCATACCTTCACCCCAAGTTTCAACAAAAAGTCTGTGTCCATACAACATATCTAATGCACTAACAGGTCCAGCTGGAGAGTTGTACACCGTTCCCAATATATCTTCTTGTATAAAACCAGCAATTGATGCTAAGTTTGGTACTCTAATGATTGCAAAACCATCATCTTTCAATACTCTCATAATATTTGAGAATATTTTAGGTAAGTCGTGCCAATAATTGTGTTCAACAACGTGAGAAGCCCAAAGTGCATCTGCACAAGAATCTGGTATTCCTTCAAACTCAACAATAGAACTTATTACATCCGCTGTTGAGTTTTCAAAAGCGTCCACTCTTATTTCTTTCCAGTCTGAAAAATAATTTGTTTGTAAGTTTAACTCTGTTTTACCACATCCAACATTCAAGACTATTTTTTTATCTGTGTTGAATAGATTTGGATCACTTACTTTTGGATCAGCAAAAGATTCCCAAAATGGTTCCCAATCGAAATATGGATCTTTTTCTCTTTCTGTTTGGAAGTGTATGGCCAAAGATGGTATTGGAGACATAACAATGTATTCTCTTTTTTGCCATAACTGATTTATTGATTCGTCTTCCAGTGCAGGATCCAGAGCATCACCATTACAAATTTTATCAAACAAATCCCACTCATTGACCATAACAGAGTGGTGAGTCATGAATGTGCATGGTACTTGATATGTTTGTCTCCAGTGTCTATCTGGTCCTTGTACGATTCTTACTGGTACGATATTATCATCTGCATAACGATAAGGATCATTCCAATGTAATAAAGAAAGTGGCTTTTCAAATCTAGGTGAAAACTTTGACCACATAATTACGAGTTGTTCAAAACATTCTTCATGAAAAAGATAGTCATCCTGAATTTGCATGACTAAATCTTTACCATTATCTCGCATGTCCTCATAACATTCTCTTAATGATGTGAGTAGACCTCGACCTTCAATTTGAAATAACTCAGTTTCAAACATGGCCAGTTTCAAATTATTTTTAATATTTTGGACACCAATTTCGGAAGAATGGTCATCAAAGATATGTAATTTGAATTTGACATCCGGTAAACGTAACTTTGCATAGTTTATGGCTTGTACCAAAGAACGTATACTTCGTTTACTTATTTCTGTTCTATCATTAGATCCATATCTTTTAAATACAAATCCTGGCCAAGGTTTATGTTTGTCTTGGCTATTCCCACCATCATGAGATTGTACTGCTATTAGAAATTCCATAATATACCTGCATCACTTAGTTAACTTTTTTTTGAAATGCTGCTTTCGCTTCTTTTTTAAATTCTTCAACTGTATATCTTGCTGGTTTGTGAACCTGTAATAACATAACTGTTGAGTGTGCCACATTGTTTTGTGTCATCAGAGCAATGTCTAGTTCTTCTTCTGTTATCTTTTTGTTCTGTAACATTTCTAGCCAATGGTCAACGTAAAAATATTTCACTTCACAAACTTCAATATCAATTCCTAATTCAAATGCTAGACAAGAATCTGACCTTCCTGCTTGAATGCCGTCAAATTGTCTTTTCTGGTTGAACAGTTGAAAGGTAGAAGGTGTAATAATATTTCTGTGTGTTGGATCATCAAACGCATGGTCACATCTATGGTGAGGAACTTGAACTTCCCACACAGCACCATTCTCTGAAACACGATACATCTCTTTTACGATGTCAACCAAAGAGGCTTTTTCATTTCCTAAATGCTCCAATATATCTTTTGCAACAACGTGATTGAATTCATCGGTTTCAAATGGCCAAGGTAATTGATTCAAATCGACCTTCATATCTGGCTCAACGATATCAGAATTATCAACATTTAGGAAATTATTCATTTTCATGAAACCACATCCTATATTGATACCTTTGGACACTTTGTCGTGATTTTTATGTTCTACGTGTGGTAGTTTGAATTTCTTTTCAAAGTCCTTATACAATTTTTGAAAGGTAGAATTCCATTTCTTAGCGTCTTCTTGTCTGTATAATGTTACACACTCATAGTATGGTGATTTTTTAGAATGTGGTGCTCCAAATGTCCATGTATGATATGGTAAAATTGGAGTTAACACCCAAGTTTCTTTACCCAATGCAGCAGCGGCGTGTGCAATACTTGTACAAGAAGTTATAACCAGGTCCAGATTTTGAATTGCACCTAATGTTTCTTCCCAAGTATCCAATTGGTCTTGCAAGTCAATAATGTTTTCTGGTAATTCTATGATGTTTTGGTCACGCTGTAATGAGTATAACTGTACATTCTCGTAACTGCTCAATTCAGTTAAGAATTTTGGTGGAAATCTACGAAACTGTTGGTGTTCAAATTTTGGATTACCCGCCCAACGAATACCAATTTTTAGTTTGTCTGTTTTTATGATATCTTTCCATTTTTCAACCATCTCAGGCACTGCGGTAATGTATGGTTTATTTGGGAAATCTTTAAACGTATGACCTGCAATCCAGCCGGCAGAAAACCCTGGAACCCAATAATCATGTGCAACCGAGTTGGCCGCATTTCTCAATATAACACCATCACAACCTTCAATTCTACCTAATACAGAAACGAGTTCAGGTGCAGCAGCCAAGTAAACCTTTTTTGCTCCCATTTTTTTGTAGGAGGTTGCAAATCTTGCGTGTATGATTTCGTCACCATAACCACCTTCAAGTGAAATGATGATTGATTTGCCTTTGATATCGTCTTTTGTTGGATTGTAAATTGGTGCAGTTGTTGCTAATGGTTTGTTACCATAAACATCAATAAATCTTCCTGATTCTAGCAATTGGCAACCAAGTTGATAGTCGCCTTCTTGAATCATAAACCAACCACGATTGAAACTATGTCTGGTCCACATATCTGGATTACCATACTCACCTTTGGTGTCTGGAATTCCATTTGGTCCCAAATTTTGCAACTTGTCTGAAATTGCTCTAGCTTCTTTAAACTTTCCGGCCAACATCAATTTCAATTCAGTATCAATATCGTGACCTTGACGATTGATGGTGTTCTCATTTTGATTCATAATAAACTCCAAAATTTTAATAATATAAGATATATATGTGCTGTAAATTAGCTGTTATAAATGCTCCAAGCCCTCTGTACGATTGTGTTTGCATATTCATCTTCACTTAAATCTGTTTCAAACTTAACAATATTGTTTGTGATATTAACCCAATCACAACGCTTTTTAAATTCTATTAAATCAATTTGGTTATCAATTTCATACTGCTGATGAAAAACGTGACATCCCATAACTAAATCCTGATAACTGTTTACTACCCATCCTGGATTATCACTTGTGTCTGACATTTCTTCTCCTTATTGCCTAATGATTGTGTTTGATGATGATATTAAAGATTTTCCGTACTGTGATGCAGACATTAGTACTGGTGTTTGTGTAAAAGTTGTTGTGGTGCCATTACCAAATTGACCAGATTGATTTATTCCCCATCCATACGAGTTAAAAGGATTTGCATTTGCGGACCTTGTTGCATTAGTCATTGCAATTGTCGTATAGATACCGGTAGCAATGTCTTGCACCAAAGGATAATTTGAACCAGCATATATAGCCACAGGTGAAGATTGACTCGTAGCAGTGCCTGTTCCTAGACCCCACCCCGGTCCATAACCCCATGCATAAGCTTTTTGTCCTATTAAACCTGATAACTGATCTTCTCCCGAAGAAATACTAGACCAGCTGGATGTGCCTATTTGTACAGGTGATGAATAGTTAAGTGTGTTACCCTGACCCAGGTTGCCGTAAAGGTTATAGCCCCATGCAAATAATCTTCCATTGATATCTAATGCACCATTTTCATACCAACCGACTGAAACTTGTGACCAACTGGATGTTCCTATCTTTACTGGCGAAGAACTGTTTATCGTTAATCCATTACCTAATTGGCCAAATGAATTGCCGCCCCATGTCCATAGATATCCTGTAGAATCTATTGCGGCCATGTGTGTATAACCAACAGAAACTTTAGACCAACTAGAATTTCCTATTTTAACTGGTATAGAACGGTTTGTTGTGGTGCCATCACCTAGTTGGCCTTGGCCATTGTAACCCCAAGTCCATAAAGCTCCAGTATAATCTATTGCAGAAGTTGATTCAATGCTGCCATTTCCAACACTAACAGTTTTCCATGATGAATAATTGTAGTTGGTATAACCTGCTCCCGTTCCAAAGAAAACTGGTGAAGAAACGTTAGTTAATGTTAGGTTACCTAATTGGCCTGAGGTATTAAGACCCCATTCTGCTAATTGACCAGTTGCATAAAGTAAATAATTGGTGTACCAACCAAGGGTAAAGCTTGAAGGTGTTCCACTTGTAATTAAAACAGGTGAAGAATAATTTGTTGTGGTTCCTGTTCCCAATTGACCATATACATTAGCGCCCCAAGTATATACAGCCGTTGTTGTTGCGGCCGCACACTCATTGTGGAAACCTACAGATACTGATTTCCAGGATTTTGAACTATCAACCAACACTGGTGATGATGCACTAATTGTTGTTCCATTACCGAGACCCAAATTGCCAGTACCCCATGCATATAAACTTCCATTCGTTGTTATTCCTAAAGAAGTGTATCCAATTGCTACTGCTGTCCAAGAACTTGTTCCTATTAAATATACTGCTGAAGTGCCTGCTGTTGTACCCGCAGATACTGTTGTACCATTACCTAATTGTCCTACGCTGTTGTAACCCCATTCCAATAATGTTCCTGTAGTCTGTTGTGCATATAAACTGCTTGAACCAATTGTAACTTTTGCAAAACTTAAACCGGTCGCTATTTGAACTGGCGAAGACCTATTTATTGTGGTACCGCTTCCTAATACACCAGCTGTATTATTTTGTCCCCATGTATATAAAAGACCATTTGTCAATATTCCTGCCGATATATACGAATTTAAAGCCACGGAAGTCCAAGAGCTTGTTCCAATTTGTACTGGTGATGATGTGTTAATTGTTGTACCGTTACCAAATACTCCAAGCCCATTATATCCCGCAGCAAAAAGCAAACCATCTTTACGTATGTAAAAGCTAGTTGATGCTCCCATTGTCACGGCTGTCCAAGATGATGAGCCAATCAATACGGGCGAAGAAACGGCTAACGAGGTACTGCCATTACCTAAACCACCAACGTTATTGATTCCCCATGTAAATAATCTTCCATTGATATCAATAGCGCCAGATGTTACTTGACCGGCAGAAATAACACTCCAGCTTGAAGTTCCTACTTTTACGGGAGAAGAATAATTAAGATATGTTCCTGTTCCTAATTGTCCATTAGGGCCAGTCCCCCAAGAATATAATGCTCCGGTTGTTGTGAGTGCAAGAATGTGATTATCACCACAAGCCAATTTGGCCCATGAAATTCCAGAACTGGGTAAAATTTGTACAGGTGAAGAAGAATTGATTGTTGTTCCATTACCTAATTGACCAACATTATTCGCTCCCCATGCCCATAAATTTCCTGCACTATCTAATCCAACACCGTGACTAGCACCAACACCTACTTGTACCCACGAGGTGCCTATACCAATTTGTACAGGAGTTGATTTGTTAACTGTAGTTCCGTCACCTAATTGTCCAAATGAATTGCCGCCCCATCCCCATAAAGTTCCATTAATACCTATTGCCATTGCATGTGAATTTAGGTTACTTGTGACTGAACCTAATGCTGTCCAAGAACTATATGTGACTGAACCGAATGTAACTCTGGTTGGAGAACTAACCCCTACTGTTGTGCCTATACCCAAATATCCATTACCATTGCTGCCCCAAGTCCATAAAGCTCCTGTGGTATCTATTGCCGCTGTGTTGGATTGCCCAGCAGAAATTTCAGTCCAGTTCGAAGCAGCGCCGACCTGTGATGGTGAAGAAAATGCTGTTACAGTTGTGCCAAGTCCTAATTGTCCAAGGCTGTTAGCGCCGGATGCCAATAAAATTCCACTTGTTGCAGATGCTGAAGAACCTAATAAAGCAACCATGTGACCATCGCCAGCAGAAACGGCTATCCAACTTGAGAGTGTGCCGACCTGTACTGGTGATGATAAATTTACTGTTGCGCCTGTACCATTTGCATATGCGATACTACTACCCCAACCAAATAACCTTCCGACAGCATCAATTGCTACTGTAAAATTAAAACCGCCTGAAACCGCAGACCAACTAGAATTTCCTATTTTAACCGGAATAGAACGGTTTGTTGCAGTACCATCACCCAACTGACCGGACGTATTAAGGCCCCAAGCCCATAGTGATCCATCGGGTGCTATTCCAAATCCAGATTCTGTGGCCGTTCCCGTTCCAATTGCTTTCCATGAATTGACCTGAGTTTGTATTGATACTTGTACCGGTGAAGAACGATTAGTTGCGGCTGTATCGCCTAAACCTAAATTCTGCTGTGGGTTGAAACCCCATGCAAATAATCTTCCATTGATATCAATAGCAGCAGTATAACCATATCCAGATTGTACCAGAGTCCAACTAGATGTACCAATTTGTACCGGACTTGATTTGTTGACTGTGGTGCCATCACCTAATTGACCATATTGATTATACCCCCAAGTCCATAAAGCACCGGTTGTATCGATTGCAGAACTTGAAGACCAACCGGATGAAACCATCGACCAGCTTCTACCTAATCCAATTTGAGCAGGTGAAGAACGTAGTGTTACGGTACCATCACCTAATTGTCCTTGTGCATTTGTACCCCAAGCATACATATTGCCAAGAGTGTCAATTCCTAAACCATGGTCGGCGGTGGAAGACATTGCTACTTGTTTAAAATTTATTAAGGCCCAATAATTAGGTAATGCCACCGCCACTGGCGAAGAAGAATTGAGTGTTGTTCCGTTACCAAGTTGGCCAAGTGCGTTGTATCCCCATGTATATACATATGTGTCCGACATTGCAATAGCATTAGCTCCACCCGCTTGTACTTTAGATACAGGAGGAATGCCAACAACCTGACCCAAGGGACCAGAAGTAGTGGAAATATTCTGGCCAAGTTCACCAAAAAAATTTGCACCAGCACTGTATATTGCTCCATTGGCATATGAAAAATATGCAGTAGAAAGTGGTGTTGCTGTGATGCCTGTTATAGACGTATTTGGTGATGGAAAAGGCTGATTCGCATACATCGGTGCTGTAATAATCGGCGATGCGGTTTTGTTTATACCTGAAATACCATAAGCCTGATTGTTATAACCCCAATAATATATTGCACCTGTAGTCGCACCTCTTGCAAATGCAAAATTTCCGTACGGTATGTTTGATATTAAATTGAAAGATGTATCGCCTGTTCCAGATATTTGCACGGGTGAAGAAACGTCAATAGTTGTACCATTACCCACTGCACCGTTTACATTGCTACCCCATGCCCACAATAAGCCATTTGTTGTTATTCCATAAGTTGTGTTCTGTCCAGTACCAATTGCTGACCAACTATTACCAGGTATTTGTGTTGCATTACTTCTATTGAGGGTATCGCCGGTGCCTAGTTGTCCGTTAGTATTAATACCCCATGTATACAAATTACCTAAGGTATCCAATGCGGCAAAGTGATTATAACCACTAACGATTTGTTTAAACGATTGATTGGTTCCTAAAAAGTTGCTAATTGCAACTGCAAAGGATACGTTATTGGTGTTGCCAGTTCCTAGTTCACCAAACGTGTTATCACCTGACACATACAATGATGTGTTTTGCGAAGCTTGTATGTAGCTTGCTAAATTTGCTGATGGTGCATTAAAAAATAGCGGTGCTTGAAATTGTGATGTTGCCATGATTTCTTATTATTATTTCAATTCAAACATATTTATCACATGTTCAGACCAGAAACAACGGCTTGATATGTGGTTCCTCCATCAATTGTCATTAAAGTAAACATATCTCGTTTGCCGTTTGTGAATGTTAATGAAGGAGCAACACCACTTGGCCAGCGGAATGATGTTGGCCAAGCCACAGAATATGATGTGCCGTTATATGTAAATATCACTACAAATGAACCAACAGAAGGAGAACTTGGTGCACCTGAAATGGTAATTGTAGAAATTGCAGAACTTACTGCAACGTTAAACACCGATGCTGCTGCCAAGTTTAGTGTTAAAGTACCTGCTGAAATTGCTGGTGCACTTGATGTTATTGTCGAACTACCACCACCAGTGGAGATTGGTTGTCCATTTGCAGCATAATACAATCCATTTGTATATACGTTTGCGGCGTATACGTTACCAGAAATACCAACACCACCAGTAACAATCAATGCACCAGTTGTACATGAGGTTGATATTTGTGTGTTTGGTAATAAATTAATTGCAGTACCGCTATGTGTTATAAGAGTACCGGTATTTGGTAAAGCATTGTTTGCTGTTGTAAATGCTGCATTGGCTTGTGTGAATGCACCATTAGCATACAAAGCAGCACTATTTGAAATTGGTAGTGGTGTATTTGCCTGTAAGAATGCTGCATTAGCGGCTGTGAAAGCCGCATTTGCTTGGATGAAAGCAGCATTCGCAGTAGTTCTTGCATAGTTGTCAATAGAACCTGATGCTAAACTATTTGCATAAGCATAGGCGGCATTAGCTTGGATGAATGCACCATTTGCATACAAAGAAGCACTATTAGCAACACCAAATGCACCGTTGGCATACAAACTGGCACCAGCAGCATTATTAGTGGCAGTATTAGCTTGTGTATAAGAGGAGTTGGCTTGTACGAAAGCACCATTAGCATACAAAGCACCAGAGTTTGCTGTACCAAAAGCACCATTGGCATATAAACTGGCACCAGCCGCATTATTAGTTGCTGTATTGGCTTGAGTATAAGCACTATTAGCATACAAGGAAGCACCTGCCGCATTATTAGTTGCTGTATTAGCCTGATTATATGCACTGTTAGCCTGTACAAAAGCTGCATTGGCATATGAACCACCAACAACTAAAGTGTTTGCATATGCATAAGCGGCATTAGCTTGTACAAATGCACCATTTGCATATAAGGAAGCACCGGCAGCATTATTGGTAGCAGTATTGGCCTGTGTATAAGAAGCATTAGCCTCAACAAAAGCACCATTAGCATATAGAGATGCACCAGCAGCATTATTGGTTGCTGTGTTAGCTTGAATGAATGCACCATTGGCATAAATTGCACCACTATTAGCAACACCAAATGCACTATTAGCTTGTATGAAAGCGGCATTGTCTTGTGCAAACACCGCATTTGCTTGGATAAATGCCGCATTTGCAGTAGTATATGCAGCATTAGCTGTTGTTCTTGCATAGTTGTCAATAGAACCTGATGACAAACTATTTGCATAAGCATAAGCAGCATTGGCTTGCACAAAAGCCGCATTAGCATACAATGAAGCACCTGCTGCATTATTAGTAGCAGTATTAGCTTGACCATATGCACTGTTGGCTTCCAAGAAAGCACCGTTGGCATATGTTTGTGCACTGTTTGCTGTGCTATAAGATGCATTGGCTTCTAGGAAAGCACCATTGGCATATAAGGATGCACCAGCAGCATTGTTAGTTGCTGTGTTGGCTTGGCCATATGCCGCATTTGCTTGGATAAATGCCGCATTAGCATACACACCAGCAGAACTACCAGACAATAAGGTGTTTGCATAAGCATATGCCGCATTAGCCTGAGCAAATGCACCGTTGGCATATAATGCACCAGAATTTGCCTGTGAATATGCTGCATTTGCTTGGTTCAATACTTCAATACCATTATCATAAATTCTATTGGCAGAAATTGAAGGTACTGTAATTTGATTTGTTGATACATTATAAACCAAATTAACATTCGCACTTAGTGCCAATGTACCTGATGTGCTTGGACTAAAGTTAATGTAATAAGAACCAGAACTTGGATTAGTTACAACTAAAGAATTAGCAATGTTGGAAATATTTGCTACGTTTGCAGTGCTTACACCAGAAGAATTTAATGCAGAAATAATTCCGTTTGCATATGCATAAGCACTATTGGCTTGTAAGAACGCTGAGTTTGCATATTGTGCACCAGAGTTTGCTGTACCAAATGCGGAGTTGGCTTCTACAAAAGCACCATTTGCATACAATGAAGCACCAGCAGCATTATTGGTTGCTGTGTTGGCTTGGTTGTATGCACTGTTAGCCTGAGTAAATGCGGCCGAAGCATTGGTTCTTGCTGAAGTATCTGTTGCGCCGCCAGTAGATAAAGAATTGGCGTATGCATAAGCAGCATTAGCTTGAATGAAAGCGGCGTTAGCTTGTACTCTAGCAGAAGTGTCTGTTGCACCACCTGTTGTTAGTGAATTTGCATAGGCATATGCAGCATTAGCCTGTATAAATGCCCCATTAGCATATGAGGATGCACCAGAAGCATTATTAGTAGCCGTATTGGCTTGGTCATATGCTGAATTGGCTTCTACAAAAGCACCGTTGGCATATAGAGATGCACTGTTGGCAACAGCAAAAGCTGCATTAGCATAAGCACCAGTTGCACCACCAGAGATTAGTGAATTTGCATAAGCATATGCTGCATTGGCCTGGTTGAATGCACCATTAGCGTATAGGCTGGCCCCAGCCGCATTATTGGTTGCTGTATTGGCTTGTACGTATGCAGCATTAGCCTCTACGAATGCACCATTTGCATATAGTGCAGCACTATTAGCAACACCAAAAGCGGCATTAGCATATGAACCAGTTGCACCACCAGAGATTAATGAATTTGCGTATGCGAAAGCTGCATTTGCTTGTGTGAACGCACCATTTGCATAGTTGCCGGCCGATGCTGATGATGTTGTCTGAGTTGTACCATCAACAAAAGTAATTCCATTACCTGTACCAGCAATCGTAATGTTACCAGCAAACAAACTTGCAGGTGCGGCCGATGAATAAGATATTACATTACCAGTTGGATTTGTGTTTAGGTTTTTAAACAGGTAGAAAGAACCAGCATTTGTTCCACCAGAACCTTCACGTACCAAACCGTGATATTGAACCGATGTTCCTGTGTTAGATGCACCATAGAAACCAATATCAACAACATCACTTACTGTATTGTTTGCAGCAAGTTCAATCAATGAATCTACTGACTGTAATGTGGCTGTATTGACATAACTTGCAGTACCTAAAATGTTTAGGTTACCAGTTACATTTAATTGTCCGGAAACTGTTACAGAACCACCAACTGTACCACCAGAATTTACAAATGTTTGACCAACGTTTGCAGCAGTGAAAGCACCGTTAGCATATACAGATGCACTATTCGCTTGAGCATATGCTGAATTGGCTTGTAAGAATGCCGCATTAGCATAAGCACCAGTTGCACCACCAGAGATTAATGAATTTGCATAATCAAAAGCAGCATTTGCTTTTACAAAGGCACTGTTAGCATATAGTGAAGCGCCGGCCGCATTATTGGTTGCCGTGTTGGCTTGTGTATAAGAAGCATTAGCTTGAGTGAAGGCACCGTTGGCATATGTTGCGGCACTATTAGCTTGACCATATGCTGCATTAGCTTCTAAGAAAGCACTATTGGCATATGAACCAGTTGCGCCACCAGAGATTAATGAATTTGCATAATCAAATGCTGCATTGGCTTGTAAGAAAGCACCATTGGCATACTGGGATGCACCAGAAGCATTGTTGGTAGCAGTATTAGCCTGTGTATATGCTGAGTTTGCATATTGTGATGCACTAGCCGCAGTATTATTTGCAGTGTTTGCTTGTGTGTATGCTGCATTAGCCTCAATGAAAGCACCGTTGGCATACAATGAAGCGCCAGCCGCATTATTTGTAGCAGTATTGGCTTGGTTATATGCCGAATTGGCTTCTACAAAAGCACCATTTGCATACAGAGAACCAGAATTTGCTGTAGCGTAAGCCGCATTGGCTTCTAAAAAGGCACCATTAGCATAAACACTAGCTGAAGTGCCTGACAACAAAGTGTTGGCGTATGCAAAGGCTGCATTAGCTTGACTAAATGCTCCATTTGCATATAGTGCTGCTGAATTTGCTTCAGCAAAGGAAGAATTAACTGAATTGGAAACATTAGCCAAGTTGTTGGCGGTAGTATTTGCCAAAATGTATACTGCATTTGCTTGAATGAATGCGCCATTAGCATACAAACTAGCACCAGCAGCGTTTGTGGTTGCCGTATTTGCTTGTCCATATGCACTGTTGGCTTCCAAGAATGCACCATTTGCATATAAGGCAGCACTATTAGCTACAGAATATGCACTGTTGGCTTCTACAAAAGCACCATTTGCATACAGAGATGCACCAGAAGCATTATTAGTAGCCGTATTGGCTTGGTCATAAGCTGCATTGGCCTCGGCGAAAGCACCATTAGCGTATATACCAGCACTAGCAGAATTATTAAATGCTAAGTTGGCTTGGCTATATGCACTGTTGGCCTCTACGAATGCACCATTAGCATATAAAGCACCAGAGTTTGCTGTGCTGTAAGCTGCATTTGATTGTAAGAAAGCACCATTAGCATACAACGAACCAGAATTGGCTGTATTGTATGAACCATTAGCTTGAATGAAAGAACCATTAGCATATAGAGCAGAACTATTAGCCTCAGCAAATGATGCATTAACAGAGTTGGATACGTTTGCTAAGTTACTATAAGTCGTATTAGCTAAAATGTATACAGCATTTGCTTGTACAAAAGCACCATTAGCTTTTAAGAATGCTGAATTGGCGTAAGAAGAACCAGAGTTTGCTGTATCATATGCTGAGTTGGCTTCCACAAAGGCACCATTAGCATATGAAGACGCATCAGCGGCATTATTGATTGCCTGTATTGCTTGGTTATATGCATCATCAGCACGGCTCTGTGCACTTGCTGCCGCACTTGATGCACTACTTGCAGAACTGAATGCACTGTTGGCTTCATAGAATGCCGCATTAGCCTGTGCAAAGGCACCATTAGCATACAGAGATGCTGCCGCCGCACCTGCGGCCGAATTAGCTGCCGCATAAGCTGCATTAGCGGCAATGAAAGCAGCATTAGCATAACGTGATCCAGAATTTGCCGTATCATATGCACTATTAGCTTCTAGGAAAGCACCATTGGCATATAAGGATGCACCTGCGGCATTATTAGTTGCTGTGTTGGCTTGACTATAAGCCGCATTAGCTTCTCTAAACGCACCGTTAGCATAACTTGCAGCACTATTGGCTTCTGCAAATGCACTGTTAGCTTGAGTAAAAGCTGCAGTAGCTTGTGAGTAAATTACATTACTGTAACCAAAAGATGCAGCAGCAGTATTTTGTGTGGTACCATCAGCAAATGTAATTGGATTTTGTTTTAGTACAAGACCAATATTGTTTTTGAATCTTGCAACTTCATTTTCAATATTGACACCACCTGTTGTAAAGATGATATCGTTTTGTTGACCCGTGGAAACAATCATGTTACCACCACCAGTATTTGTATTGCCGTATGCAATCAAATAACCATCATTAGGACCAATCATTGTGTAGCCAGGATATGCATATGTGCTACTTGCCATACCCATGTCTAAGAATGTGTCGTTTGGTGTTCCGTTATCTGGTGTAATAAAGATATCAAAAGAAGCATTGTTGCCACTATTAATATTTTGCATATTCAAACCAGAATAACCATTAAAGTTACTGGTGAATTGCGTTACTGTTTGTGGCTCAATCAAAAATCCTGAAGGAATACCAGCATACAGAGCATTGAAACCGTTGCTTGGATATCCAAAGAATTCACCGGTATTACCAGAGATAACTTGAGTTGTTATATTACCCGTGTATGTAATATTTCCTGTGACAGATAATGTACCATTGACTGTTACATTACCGTTGATTGATCCACCGTTAGATGAGAATCTAGTGTTTGCAAAATTGTATGCGGCATTGGCCTGTGTAAACGCACCATTTGCATACAATGATGCACTGTTGGCTTGGCCATATGCTGAATTGGCTTGTAAGAATGCAGAGTTTGCATATGTGCCTGCTGCTGCCGCACCAGAGTTAGAATTAGCTGCCGCATAAGCTGCATTAGCTTGAGCAAAAGCTGCATTAGCATATTGTGCACTAGAGTTTGCAACACCAAATGATGCGTTTGCCTCTATAAAAGCACCATTCGCATACAATGCACCAGAATTTGCAGTGCTATAGGCGGCGTTTGCTTCCAAGAAAGCACCATTTGCATACAATGATGCACTATTGGCCTGAGCATATGCTGAGTTAGCTTCAACAAAAGCACCATTAGCATATAAAGCACCAGAGTTTGCTGCACCAAATGCTGCATTTGATTTTATAAATGCTGCATTAGCATACAATGCACCAGAATTTGCGGCACCAAAAGCCGCATTTGCTTGGTCTAATACTTCAATACCACTATCATAAATTCTACCGCCACTAAACACATTTGAATATAGTGTATCTGTTGCAGCATTATAAGTTAGATATGCATTTGCGCTGGTGTTTGAAATGCCACTTGTTACATCACCCAATTGAATCCAATAAGTTCCAGTGGATTGGTTTGTAACATTGATTGCTAGTGCAAGGTTGGCAGTTGATGCTACTCCAGCAGCATTATAAGCAGTTGTTTGTACTGTGCCATCGCCAAACGTTATGCTATTACTTGAACCAACTGTGATATTACCTGAGTAAATGTTTCCAGATACACCAAGTCCACCAGTAACTACTATTGCACCAGTATTATTGTTAACGGCCGGTGTTGGATATACAGCATAGTATGGTGAAAATGGTGAAAGTGATTGGAAATATGCACCTGAACCATTATAAATCGTGGTGCTTTTGCCACTAGATTCAGTAAAAGCGTGATTTGAATCTAGTGCATTCAACAACAATACTGTATTTGGTGTTGCAGGCAATGGCTTTGTGCTTGGTGTAAAGTTTGATGTATATGCCGCAGTACCATTAATTACTCTAAGTGAAGTAATATAACCGTATGAATAATGAGATAACGCATCAGTGAAAGTTCCACTATAACCAATTAAAGTACTTAATGAAGTTGACGATGATCCAGTTGCAGAAGATACACCATTAACATAAATTGTATATGTGCCGCTATGTTTTACTAATGCCAAATGGTACCAAGTACCTGTATTAATTGTCGTTGATGCTGTTATCGTTGTGCCGCCAGAAATGTACACTTCTGGTTTAGCAGTATTTTGATTAACATAGAAACTAAATCCAGTACCACTATTTGTACCTATATCAAAAATTGAAAATGCGTAAAAATAACCTTGAGTATTGACCCATGCTTCAACTGTGAAATCGTTTGAACCAAAATTGAAACCACTAGATGAATATGCTTCAATATAAGAAGTATTGAAATTATAATAAATGCTTCCAGGTACAGTATAAGATGGTACAGGATATACATTCAATGAGGGTGTGTATAGTGTATCTGTTGCAGAGTTAAATGTTAACCAGTTATTACTAATTGTATTTGCTATACCCGATACACTATCACCCAACTTAACGTAATATGTTCCTGTATTTGCGTTTGTTGATGTGTATGCTGCATTTGCCTGTTTGAAAGCAGCATTTGCATATGTAAATAATATGCTAGAATCAACGGTAAATGTTTTTGTTGATGTGCAAGCGGTTATTGATGTACCATTGGCACCAAGAACTGTTAATGTATCTGTTGGTGAACCAGCAAGTATCAACGAACCGCTTGCATTGACTGTAGCAAACGAAGATGGATTATAGAAATATGATGTGCCACCACCTGCATTTTTATAATACAGTTTGCCATCATAGTAATTCAGACCTAACTGGCCATATACCAAACTTGATGGTACGTTACCGGTGGTGCCAGAATTTAATAAAACTATCGTTGTGTTTGCTATTGTCATTTGTTAAAATGTTCCACCGTCTTTTGTTGTTTCTTCTGTATCATCAACAAATTCAGGTAAAACACTTGTACTTTCACCTGCTTGTTTAGATTCTTCTAACTTCTTACGTTTCGCAGGAGACAATTGCAAGTATTCAATTTTGTCATTCAACTCTTTGAGTTTTATTTCATACTCAGTACGAGTTCTTTCGTGTTCATTTCGTTCTTTTATCAACTCATTTCTGAACGTATCAATATGATTCAATTGATGTCTCATGTTCTCCACTGAACTCTTGGATCTATTTAGTTCGTCAATTTCTTCCCTTTGTTGGTATATGGTTCTTTCTTTTTCCAACAAAGCATCGGCGTGTTCACGTTCTTTATTTTCAAACCAGATTTCTCTATCGGCCACAAGTTTTTTAATGTCGCCATCTAGTTCTGTGATTTGTTTTCTTAGACCATCGTTTTCGGCTTGTACTTCACCGACTAACTCATCAACAAACTTTGCGTTTGCCTGTAGAGATACGCCACGGAGAATTGACTCTTGCAATGTGCCGGTCAATACCTCCATGTAATACTTCATATATTTTTCATTACTCATATCAAACTCCTATAAACATTTATATAGTCAACGCTTAGAATCTTCCTCCGTCAAGCGTTGATGTCCATACTGGAGTTCCTGCATTGGTAACAGTCATCAATTGATTTGAATATGTTTGGTCCGATACACCCGCAGCTTGAGTAATTTGTAGGCCTTGTGAACCATTACCATACACCAATCCGTTTGGTGTAAAGTATGTTTGGCCAGTACCGCCATAAGGTACTGTCAATGCTTGTGATAGTGCAACAAAGTTATTACCATAAATGGTCATTGCATCCGTAGCACCATTATTCACAACAAAGTGAATTGAATTTGCCAATGCTGTACCAAATACCAAGTCGCTGTTAGAAGCATACATGTAAACAGCATTTGCTTTATTCAAGCTTCCTGTTCCTGTGAACTGCGAACTGTTCATGCCAAAGTCACCGTAGAATCCATTGTCTGCACCTAAGTCATTAGATACAACAAAGTCTGCCGATGCTTGTGTTCCGTTATTGGAGTTTTGAACAATAACTTGTTGGTAAGAATTTGAATTACCAGTAAACTGTGCCATAGCACCAGCAGCAGTAAATGCTGGTGTATTTGCAAGCAATGTTTGTACATTGATTTTAGCAAATGTTGCAGTTCCTTGAATTGTTGGACTATTATTCAATACAACTGCACCAGAACCTGTTGTACTTTGATTCAGGTTGTTTGCGTCAATTTTAATTATGGTGTTTGCAACAGAGATTACACGGCCAAAATTGTCTGTTGTGATGACAGGCAGATAAGAATTGTTACCATATGTGCCAGCAGTATTAGTGTTTGCTAATGATACAATACCAGAACCGTTATAGAAAACAAGTTCATTATTAATAAATGAACCATTATTTGTACCGCCTTGAGAGATGGCCAATTGTCCACTTGTTACTTGGCTCGCATCAATAGAAATTGCTGTGTTGTTTACAGCAGAAATTCTACCCCATGCATCTGTAGTAAACACTGGTACTTGACTTGCTGTGCCATATGTTGCTGCTGTACCTGCATTTGCCAATGGTTGCAATGCACCAGTGCCGTTGCCAATGATAATTTGACCAGAAGCAAACGATGTATTGCCTGTGCCACCATTAGGTACAGTTAACTGATTTAATAATTGCAAGCTACCAATTGTTGCATTGGTAATGTTTGCGGTGTTTGCTCTAACTTGGAAAGCAACTAAGTTAGCATGTAGTGTTGCTGTGTTTTGGCCGGTAAATTCGTTAGCATTAATAACATTACTTGCAATAGAACCATTAACTTGAATGTTATTAAACAAGTAGTAGTCTTTAGAACCAGCATCACGCACAAGACCAGTTAAGTTATTTTGTGTACCGTTGTTATAGATACCGTAGAAACCGATATCAACAACGTCACCAACTGTATTGTTTGCAGCCAACTCAATCAATGAAGAAGTTGTTTCATAGATTGTAGTATTAACATATGAAGTTGAACCAGTAACTGTCAAGTTACCAGTAATTGCAACGTCTGTACCAATGACCTGTGTACCAACAAGTGCAGTATTGGTACGCATAATTGATGTATTAGTACCAATAACTAATCTACTACCACTAACTTGTGTTGTGATACCACCAATGCCGTCAATTTCCCATGTATTTCCGTTAGCAATAGAAATGGTATTAGCACCATCAAACACATTGAATTGAGTATACAGTGCAGCAGTAGAAACGCCAAGAATACGACCGTTTGCGCCGTATTGAATAACTGGAATAGCAGTTGTGCTACCAACTGTGCTGTTGGATAGACCAGGAACTGCATTGAGAGAAGCTGCTAATGTTACAGAGTTGTTGCCACCAAACAAAACTTTGGCTGCATACATGTCTCCACCAGAAATGGAGAAATTCTGTGGATTTTGTAGATATGTTGCTGTGTTTGCGTTACCTACAAAAGTACCAAAGACATAATTGAAAGATGCATTACCTGAAGCATCTCGTCTAACTAGGCCTAATGGTGTATTTGCATCAGTTGCACTGTCAATCTGGCTGGTATAGAATACACCGCCGACATTAAGAACACCATCACCAGCTACAGTACCTAAAAATAATGTATTTGAAAGGTACGAGTAAGCAAATTCACCTGCTTGGAGAACTCCGGGTGTTGAATTTGCACTCGAACGTTTAATTAGTAGACTGGTATTTGATGCCATTTTTATGACCCTTTATTATTATTCTTATATTTATTAAAATGAGCCTGCGTCAACATGACCAAAAATTTGTCCACCTACAGAAACATTTCCTGGTACGACCAAGTCTCCACCTGGCGTAGATGTTATTCCGTGTGCTTGTAATGCCGATGATGCAACACTATATGCATAAGATGCCGATGCTAATGCAACATTTGCTTCAGCATAAGATGCTTCAGCTAGTATAGTGGCCGCTTGTGCACTTGCCTCTGCCAAGTTTGCAACATTCAATGAAGTATTTGCTAATTCAAGTGCAATATTTGCCGTAAATGCTGCGGATGCACCAGTAACATTTGCGGTATTCGCAGTAAAACTGGCAAGTCCTGCTAAAATATTTGCAGTATTCGATTGATTTAAAGCTAAAATAGCATTTGCCGCCGCACCAATAGCAACAAGAGTTGCAGCATTTGCCGTACTTAAAGCATTTAGAGCATTTGACTGTGCACTATTTGCTGTAAGCAAAGAAACGTTTGCATATTGTCCAATATTTGCAATTGCGGCTTGTTGTTCTGGATTCAAATAAGAACCAACAAACGTTGCTGTCGTGCTTACATCAACCGGTGCCGCAGGACCAACCCGAACAGCAATTGTTTTTGGAGGATTTACAACTACATTAACCATTATACATTAAATCCATATGATGAATTAACTCCTGTTACACCAGGATTAACAAAAATTCTACCTTCAAGAACTCTTGAAATGTTATTAGAGGCATCTTTGACAACAACATCATAAACAAGAGTGCCGGCTGGAACATTAGATGAATTGGCCGCATCTAAAGAAAGACCTATAACACCAGTTGCAGCATCCAATACTGTTGTAGAGAAATTAATTGCTACGTTTGGTGAAATATATGATTGTTTTGCTTGGCTAGCCACACTAAATCCTGACAAATTGTATGCGTTACCATAGTTGTCGGTTAGTGTTAGCTGTGTGGTGAATGTTGAGCCTTGATCCAAGTATTGGTCTGAGTAACCTGCGGCCATTTTGAAGTCCTCTTATAATATTATCACCTATTTATGAATGATAATATTTGCCGGACTCTCAAACTATACCCATTTTGGTCCTTCAAACCATGCGGCGAGGGAATATCTTGTACCTTTAGTTACCGGATTAGCTTGATGATATACAAAAGATGGTAAAATTATGGCTGAACCTTGTTTTTTCATTTGAATATTATCAGTTTCAGATGGATATGAACTCAAATTTGACATTTGAAATTCACCACCTTCATATTCGCTAGGATCAGTCAACTGGATGACACAGGTTAATTTTCTATGTCGTGTGTCATTGTTGATCCAAAAAACGTCCTGGTGGGTCTTATATTCACCCCGGTAAGATGCATCATACTCTGCTAGTTGTATGAAGGATAGATTGGTGATGTGAAAATTAAAGAAGTCTTTATTGGTGCGAATGCCTAACTTCCAGATATCATCAAATAGCCATTGAAATTTTGTGTTGGTGTCTTCAATGAAACGAACTTTACTCTTTCGTATACTATCGTCTGTGCGAATTTTTCCACCACTGACACCAACTTCCGAATCTCTAGGCTCAATTTTTAAGCCTTCTTCTAAGATGAATTTACATTTTTCTTTGTTGAGGTATTCGCCCCAATAGCACCATTCACCAGTCATAATATATCCTTTATAAACCTACAATTATGTAGGCTTACTTTTTCAGTGCATCAACTTCTGCTTTAAGTTCTTTGATGGCCTCAACAATCAGTGGAACCAAACGTGCATAGTCCAATGTCAAATATTGGTTATCAATTGGCGCTGGCTTAACAACTTCTGGTTGAACTTTTTGCACATCTTGTGCCGAAAGACCAACTTCACGACCAGCGGAGATATATCCCAATTCTTTAGCAATTTCATTAGGTTCATAGTAGAATGCTGACAATGACAATAGTTTTTCTAGGGCATTTTCAATTAAACCTAATCTGTTTTTAAGTTTATCGTCAGAGACACCGGCAACTACGTTACCAGCAGCATAAATCCAACCGGCTGTACCAGAAGGTGTGCCAACACCTAAAGCATTCATTTGATATGCAGCATTTGGATTAAATTGTCCTGTTGGTCCAGGTGATCCTGGTGAACCTGTAGCACCAGGACTACCTGGAGCACCAGGACTACCTGTAGCACCAGGAGTGCCTGTTGGACCAGGAATAATAGAACCTGGACCTGTGGGTCCTGTTGGACCTGTTGGTCCCGTTGGGCCTGTGGGTCCTGTCGGGCCGATAGGACCAGAACTTCCGTTACTACCAGGAGTGCCTGCTGGTCCAGTAGGTCCAGGAACTGTAGATGGTGAACCTGGAGAACCTGTTGGACCAGGACTACCTGTTGGTCCTGCTGGTCCTGTTGGGCCTGTGGGTCCTGTTGGTCCAGTAATACCACCAGAAGAACCTACCCATTGTCCTGAACTGTTGATAATTTGAGTAGAACCAACATATACTCCGGAATTTAAATGTGATATTCCGGTAACTGTTAGTGCACCCGACACTGTGCCGCCGCTTGCAGGTAAAGCTGCTGCTGCAAGGCTATATGCCGAATTGGCTTCTGCGTATGCTGCTTGCACGTATGCACTTGTACCTGCTGCATTAGCAACTGCAAAAGCCGCATTGGCTTGGTTAAAGGCTGGCTGTGCATATAAACCAGCATTATTAGCTTGTGCATAGGCTGCATTAGCTTGAATGAAAGCTGCACTGATGCTTGTGTTTTGTGTTATTTCAACACCATTCAGTAGACTAATTTGTGTGTTAGCATAACCATAAGCTGCATTAGCTTGTACAAAAGCACCATTAGAATACAGTGAAGCACCATTTGCTTGTGCATATGCAGAATTTGCTTGTAGGAACGCTGCGTTAGCATATGTTCCAGTCACATTTTGTGATTGATAAGCAGAATTCGCTTCAACAAATGCACCATTAGCATACAATGAAGCACCATTTGCTTGTGCATATGCAGAATTTGCTTGTAAGAAACTACGTTGTGCGAATGTGTAAAGTGTATTTGCACCATCCGACCTCAAGATTGTTCCTGTATTTGTTGTCACCAAACTTGGTGACATCATGTTTGCAGTTAGAATTTGCGAATATGCTGTTGACAGATCAGAATTATTAACGTCACGAATATCCCAATAGTAATTTGGCTCATCCCAACGAATAGAAGCATTGCTGGTGCCTAAACCTCTATACACAGAGAAATAGCTTATTAGTCCAGTGTTTGTATTAGGACTCAATGTTAGTTGGTTAGTGTTCAACAATGCGGTACCATTGATAACAAAAGCACCATTAACTGACAACTGATTCAACACTTGCAAATTATTGATAAAACCATTTGCAGATTGTGCATTGAATGTTCTATCAACTTCAATATAAGGTGTTGTTATGTTTGTATTTGCTGTAATGTTGTTGGCATTGATTGAGTTGTTTGCACTCAATGCTGCTGTCTGAATAGTCAGATTTGCAACAAGGTATGGTGTAGTAATACTTGTGTTGGATTGTAATGTATTTGTATATAATCCACCAGATAAAGACTCTGTGTTTGCAACGATGTTATTTGTTGTTAAGGTTGCAAGCAGTGCATTGATAGCAGTACCGTAAACTGTTAGGTTTGCACCAACACCGATATTGGTATTAGCATTAAGTGCATTAACTGTTTCTGTGCCGCCAATCCAAGAAGAAGCATTAACACTGATTGTATTTGTGTATGTGTTTGTTGAAACACTCAATGATTGTGTATTGATTTGTGTATTTGCTTGTAATGTGCCTGTAAACACATTGGTGTTTGCTTGTAGAACACCAGTAACAATGTTTGTGTTGGCCAATACTGTAGCAGTGAATACGTTGCTATTGGCTTGTAATGTTGTTGTTACAATGTTGTTGTTTGCCAATATGGTAGCTGTGATTACATTACTATTTGCTTGTAGAGTATTTGTATATACATTGTTGTTTGCCTGCAATGCCGAGGTATATACATTTGTATTTGCTTGTAATGTACCAGTGACCACGTTTGTATTGGCCAAAACAGTAGAAGTAATTACGTTACTGTTTGCTTGTAGTGTTGTGGTGGTAACTTGATTGTTTGCAAGAATTGTATTGCTGTAGATATTGTTGTTGGCTTGCAATACATTAGTTACAACTCTATTGTTTGCTTGTAATGTGGAGGTTACAACGAATGTATTTGACAATAAGAATGCTGTTGTGACACTAGCATTTGCCTGTAAGGTAGCGGTTAATACACTGGTGTTTGCTTGAATGCCATTGGTCCATACGTTATTAACAATAGAAGCGTTTGCAAAACCAAGAATATTATTGGTCACATATAATGTATTTGCAATGTTGGTGTTGCCAGAAATCCATGTATTGCCACCGATATAAGTATTACCAGTAATATCAATCCAACCATTCATTGTGGTGTTGCCTGAAACAACCAAAGCCGGCACAGCGGTATTTGTGATATAAACGGAACCATTCATGTATGACTGACCAGCCGCATACATACTGACAACGGTGTTGTTTAGATATAATTGACCACCACCTGTTGCTTGGGGAATGGTAGGACCCACGGTCAAGTTATTCTGTATATAACCAGAAGAACCTGTTCCTTGAACCTGTAATGCTCCAGATACCAATGCATTATTTGCAACAGTTACGCCGTAACCCGAACCTTGCAAAATTAAAGTACCGGAATTTTTGGTATAATTACCAAAGCCTAGCGTATTAAGTTCACCTGCGGCAGTAATACTGGACGCAATTAAGTCACCGAATGAATTTGCATAACTTACGACTGGTACTGTATTAGCCATTTAGATTCTTACCTATTAGTTGTTGCAATAAGGATTTGATTTCTGACACATCATCCTTAACGCTTGATATTTCTTGTTTGACTTTATTTATTTCATCTTTTTGAGTCTTCAATACGGCCATCTTAGATAAGTAGTCATTTTTTTGTGTATTATCCGCAGGCAAGAGAGCCATATTGGTGGTATCTCTCATCAAATTACTATTAGGAATTCTCACCAAGGCCATATTACAGTCCCGTTCCTGCTGGTAATGCAAGTGCTGTCAATGAATTCACTGATGGAATGACTGTTGGGTCGCTTGTAGTCAATACAACCTTGATAGCAAACTGAATAAACGATGTGTATGTTTGACCGTTTACGTTTGTATAAGAGATGTTATTGTTTGCCTGATTACTCAACAATACACCAGGTGCATATTCATATTCAATAATGTTGTCAGGATTTGCAGAGTATGCTGTGAAATTATTAACACAGGTCATCAATTGCCAGCTACCAGAATCAAATGTCGATGTATCTTGAGAACTCAAAATTTTGTAATAGACATATATGCCGGTGCCAATTGGTTGATATGCGTCTAAGAATACACGCAAGTCTCCGGAATCATTACCTGGAGCCATAACAACCTTCTTGGTGAAATACTTGGCAAATGAGTTACCACCAGTAGAACCTGTTTCACCGTGCACGGAGATAACAGCGTTTGCATTACCACTTCTTGTTGTTGGATCGTAGATTGAGATGGTTGGATTGGTTAGATAACCAGAACCACCACTAATCACATATACAGAAGTGATAGAACCATTGTTTGCGGTGAAACCAAGAGTTGCAGAATTGGATCCAATATCAGGACTTGAGATGGTTACAGATGCTGTGTTCACATTGTAACCACTGCCTCCATTGACCAATGTCAATATGTTGTTACTGATAGGCATATTGTTGATGATGTTTTTGACCGCATACAACGAAACGCCATCATCCGAGATAATAGGAGAAACATTTGGATCACTTGATTGCAAGGTTGCAAACATTGTGAATGAGTTATTTGATGATTGCAACAGTATGCGTTCACCATTACCATCATTTAGTGGAATATTATTTGGCATAGCAGTACCTAATTCAGCAGGAGTCACCGACTGTGCTACTGTTTGGACATTTCCAGATGCCAATGTTGTTTGATAAGAATACAGAATATCAGTACCAGTTGGACTAAAATCTGTTGTTGATAGATTCAATGCATGATATTTACGGTTGCCAGAGAAAACGTTACCGGCATTCAATACTGTGTTAGCATCTAGTTTGTGTCTCAAATCTTGGTGGGCCAATTTTCTATATGGTAGTCCAGCTGGTATAACAAACGGAACTTGTGCTGGTGTACTTGTTGCAAAAACACATTGGTCAATAACAAACATCAAATCGGATGTTTGGTCGGCAGTCCATGTAATTGAGTTTTGTGATTCAAACAATGCACCAATGTAGGGTGCTGTACCAACTTTAGTTGGGTTGGATGGGTTTGGATCGGTTGGTTTTGCTTTTGCTGTTGATGGTATTGCTATTTGGTTTTGTGTTGCGTAATACAAATAGTAGTCTGGTGAGTTAGATTTTACCAAAATAGCGTACAATGTTCCCGGTAGAATGTAGACTGGTGCTTGGAAAACAAATTCAGTATATGTTGTTGGATCCAAAAAGTGTGGGTTCTGAGAAACTTGACATTGATTTGCTTGTAATGTAACAGTGGAATAACTCAATGCTTGACCACTTGGATAACCGTTGACTGTAGGTACAATTGAAACGGTGACTGGTGAATTTCCAGATGGAACAGATTGGAAGAATAACTTAACGCTATTTAAGAACAGTCCATTTGGATAATTCTTTACGTCAACCAAGAAGCTTTGTGCAATAGGATCGTATGGAGATTTTGTCACAATCACGCTTGTTTGTGCCTGTTGGCTAACTTGTGTAAATGATTGTGAAGAAGAATCAACAGAAGGAGCAAAATCTAGTTGCTGCGATTGTGTAGATAGACCTGATGCAGTGAATGTCGCTTCTGCATATGTTGTCGCTGTTGTTGGATCGGTTAAAACTTTTCTATTATCAATACGGAAAACTCTGGAACCAGTTTGAAATGTTCCTGGTGGCACATTAAAAATGCCAACAAAATTACCAGCCTCATCAGTAGACAGTTGTAAAGGCTTGCCTGATGAAATAGCATTCAGAACGTTTGTTTGCAATCCTCTGATGCTATATGTTGAGTTGATATCTTGGCCACCATTTACACCTAAAGAAATATTTACGGGAGTATCTAATGTTGCAATTTTGGTTGCACCATTATAAGCCGTAATGTTTGCGGTAAAATTCTGAATGCTTGAGAACGATTGTGTTGCCATGTTATTTCTTATCTTTGTATAGTGATTTCCAGATAGACTCTGCTTTTTCTTGGCTTACGAATAAGCCAGTAACAAACATTGCTGCCATCCATGGTAAAGTATTCAACACGGACAATTTATTATATTTCTTACCTTGCAACATGTTTGTGGCATTATTGAAAGACCAAGTAATATATTTTGCCGCAATACCTTTTTTATTTATCATAGGTATTAAAGCCTTAGGACCAATTACATGATATCCTCTGTGCAGTGTACTACCAAGTTTATTGTTGTCCAATTTTCTCAAAGCCCATGCTTCCAGTCTAGCTAAACGCATTGGAGACCATTCACCACGCTCAGTTAATGCTGTTGCAACAACACAGCAACCTCCGCCACCACCAGAAGTTGGTTGTGAATTTGGAACTGTCGGCGGCACATATGTTGATGCAACATTTACACCATAGATATAGTTTGATTGAATACTGATTTGTGAACCTTGGTAATAATTGTTTACACTAGATGCATTTGGTCCAAGATATACTTGATACACACCTTGGAACCATGCGCCACCACCATACATAACTGTTTGTGTACCACCATTAATGTATTGTAGATTTGGTGGCGCAATAGACGAGAACACAACTGTTCCAGATGCATCAGCAATTGTTAAAGCAAATGCAGATTCTGTTGTGCCTGAACTTGTTGCATTCCATCCAACTGTTACAGAAGATGAAGGTGCTGTGATTGTATATGTGCTTAGTGTACTTGGCGAATTGCTTGGTGAAGTATATGTGGTGCCTAAACCACTAATTACAACACTTGCAGTACCAGAACTAGCAACAGACAATGTGTATGTTTGACCAGAAATCAAAGACACATTAGGGAATGAAGCATTGTATGCTGTACTGTTATTTGGATCACCCCATACACCATACAAGTTCAAGAATGATGAATATCCTTGAGTTGTTGCAGACAAATACAATTGAGTTGTCACATTTGATGATAGAACGTTTGCGTAACCACCACCAACACCTGAGATTTCTCCACTTAGAGAGATGCTTGTTGATGATGAAACTGTTCCAGATGCGGTTTGTGAGCCAGCAACGTAGTTACCATTAACATCAAATGTTCCGTTAACCAATGTTGAGGTGCCAATACTGTTTGGTGCATTAACTGTGTCAGCAACATACAAACGAGATTGTGTTCCGTTTGGATAGTTATAAACACTCAACACACGAGCAATTGGATAGAAAGTGCTTGAGATGTAAAAACCAACAACATCACCGGAATTAAATGTTCCAGATACACCAGTCAATTCAATGGTGTTTGGTGAAGTCATGTATTTGTCAACATTAACACCATCAAACCAGGTGTATATTGGTGAGTTAACCAATAGGCCAGCAGCTTGGACAATGATTTGTTGTTGTCTGATATATGGCAGAATTGCAATGTTTGTCAGATAACCATTGTTTGTTGCAAAGGTAGATGATGTTGGGTTGTATGCAGAGGATACAACATTTTGCAGTTGGCTGGAATATGTCTGTGTGGTTGTTTGTGTGAAACCAACATAACCATAAGGACTTACTCCACCAGATGTAATGCCTGCTTGATTGTGTGAGACATAATTTGCTGTTGTTGTTGTGGATGATGAAGTTCCTGGAATTGTTTGGAAATCACCAGCATTTGTCAAATTGATACCAGCAGAAGCTTGGTACACTTGCATATTTGGGTCTGTAACCAAAATTGCAGGTGCAGCAGAATTATCAACCCAATTGTCCATAGGTGGTGTCAACTGTGCAACACCTTGGTCAACCACAACCGAGAATGGATTAGCAGAAACAACACTTGTTGCCAAAGGTTGTGTTATAACATTAGCTGCTGTATAAGGCAATGTGAAGATATTGGTCTGTGTGCCTTGAATGCTGTTGATTGCATATGTGTTTGTGTTGTTTAGCGTACCCAAACTATTCAACACCGCAGGGTTTTGCAACTGGAAGTTATTCACTACTTGCACTGGACCCATCTGGTTTTGTCTAATGTTAATTTTGGCGGCATAGTCTGCGTTGCCAGAATCAGCAGTAGCATAACCAGAAAAATCATCAACCAAGATACCATAGTTTGGTCGAGCAACACCGTTTGAATTGACAACTTGTGTAGAAGCCGCAGTAGACTCCATAACGCTCAATGATGTATAGTACTCAAGATTGTTGATGCGTGTTTCTAAATCTGTAATGTCAGATTTGGCCCAACGTTTGTGTAGTACCTTTTTAACTGATAGGTTAGGTGTCAAACCAGCAGGTCCTTCACCTGGCACATATGCAGTGTATGGGTCATGATAAAGATTTGCCAACAATAATGTACCAGCTGGTTGTGCTGGAAGTTGTGGAGTTGATGATGGATTGCCATTAACAATTTGGAAAGTCTGGTCTTTGGTCAACACCAACAAATCATTTCTTCCCAAATAGTAGCCGTAGTTGCTTTGGAAGTTTGATAAGTTTTGCGGAATAAGAACACCAACGTCACTTGAACCTGATGGTTGTGTGCCTGTTGAATATTCCCAGATATATGATGTTTGTCCGTTCACACGAGAAGTTCTAAAGTCCACACAGTCTCTTAGTTTGTATGTGCTACCGTCTTTTGCTGTGTAAACAGGCAATTGGCCATATTGTTCGGGTGATGTTGAGACACCACCATAAGTTGAGTTTGCAGCCATGTATGATTGCAAGCTGAAATAGCCGTCACCAGATGAAGCTTGAGTGTGTGAATAATAATTGAACACAACAAGTAGATTACCTGATGGTAATGGTGCACCTGGAATCAAAGAAAGTGAACCAAAATCATAAAAACTGTCTCTTTGGCCATTGTCTAATGTAAAGAAGTTTGTGATATCAGTCAATGAAGACAATGCTGTACCTGATGCGGTACATGCGGATGAACCAGTATCATAGATTTTTACAATGTTTTTAATGTCTGTCACATATAAAGACATTTTGGTGTTATAAGAAACCGCAGCTTTATTGATTAATGCTTGTGCATTTGTTAGGTCAATAAAGGTGTTACCTGTAACAGAAGTCATGGTTGAACTGCCAACTGTTGTGTTGCCACCCACCAAGTTTTTAGATTTCAGAACATAGTTATTGTTGTCTGCATTCGATACAGAAACTTGAGCAATAATATCAACAGCCATACCCGCATATGTTGCTGAATAGAATGTTGCTGTTGTTTTGTCTGAAGAAATGGTAATTGTATTTCCAGATGATGTAAAATCTAGAATATTACCGGTCGATGTGTTGATAACAATAAAGTTCTGTTGGTTTACAGTACCAGTTGATGTTGTGGTTGGTCCCTCAAAACGCAATGGACTACCGCCATTTCCAGATGTGGCCAACAATGTCAATGTGTTGCCTGTAAATGATTTGTTGCGATAAACACGCTGTGAGTAATAACTTGAACTTGATAGGTTGGCAACATATTGGTAACCAATCGGGAAAATCAATTCGGGACTACCTGGATTATTTAATAATGTTGGATTACTACCCACACCTTGCAGTTTACCGTATGCAGCATTGACGTTAGCCTGTGCGGAGTTTGTGGGAGTGGTCATCGAATTAATGTTTGACGCATTAAAATTCAATGTGAAAGTTGTTGCAGAAGAAGGTGTTACGGTGAAAGCTGGAGTAACTGTGAAAGTTTTGGTTGCTCCAGATGATGTATACTGTGTGATAGTACGAACATCAACAACCGCACCTGTGGTTGCAGTTATTGTTACACCGGTATAAGCATTTGCTGTTGCTGAGAATATGTCGGCCGTATCATTCACAACCAAAGTTGTTGGTGTGGAGCCTGTGGTGTTTGCAGTTCCAGATAATGTGTTTGCTGTGAAATCCGATAGATAAGCATTATAGACATATGTTTTGGTGTTGGAACCAGAACCTGCCACATATGTTAAGTTTCTAAGGAAAGCAGTACCTGCAATTGTTGAACTGAATGTTGTTGTATTGGAATAATTTACACCAGAAGCACCAACACAGTGCAAGAATACTTGTTGTACTTGGCCAACATCAAAAACACCATTGATAGTATCTACTGTAATGTAGTTACCATAATCAACATAAATTGCATTTTCAATGATAGAATTTGTATTTCTTGCACGTTGGTTGGTCAAGACTTGGGGTGATTGATTTTCAACACGATAACCATGAACATACGCAACACCTTTACCAATTTTCAAATCATATTCACTAGAAACACCCATCGAATTTGCGGTTGGTGTTAAAGAGAAATCGTTAACGATGTAATCTCCGTTTGTTTCATAGTCACGTTTTGCAAAATAATCATCAAGTGTTGAGTATGAGGTACCATTCACTTGGCTTACAATTTCACCATTCACGATACGAAGCAGTTCAATGAAACTTTGGTCATTACCCAATGTCAATGGAAGCTGAACCAACGACAATGAGATAACATAACGGTCTGCACCTGGTGCTTGGTAGTTTGACGCACCGATGGCTGGATCCAACAAAGATGGATCGTCCACATAGTCATAAATTGTTTCTGTAATTTCTAGACCAATACGGCAATTTGGTGAATTGTCATATTTGTCCAAAACGATAGTTTGTGGTACAACATCAACAAAATTACCAATAGAGTATGTTTGACCTGTTGATGCTGATTGTGAGTATCCATTGACAATGTAGAATACGCCGTTTGCAATAGATGCTGTTGAAGAAGGTCCTATGGTAGCATTTGTGGTGGTGGCTGTCGCAATTGTTGCATAATATGATGTTTCACCAGCAGATTGAATTGTCAAACCATCAGTAAATTGTGTTCCAGATAGATAAGAAACAATTAGCGTTGGTGGATCACCAACTGTGGTTCCGCTAGATGTGGATTCTACAGTTGCAATAACACGGGCAAGAATTGTACCTGTTGCGCTGTCAAAAATAACTTGATTTGCAAAATTGGATGCTTTAATGTTCTGACCGTTGTATGTTGGGTTCAACTTCAGATAAAAACAATTGAAGTTGGTAGTAACTTGACCGCCAGTTACAGGAGTATTTTGTGAATAAACAGCAGAAGCAAACTCAGAAATCTGATTTTGTAGAATTGTTTGTGATTGCGTCAACTCACGGGCTTGAACAGCATATCCAGGTTTGAATAAAATTCTATGGAAGTTTTTGCTTGGGTCGAAGTCATCGTAATATGGACCCGTATCGAAATTAATAGCCATTTTATTCCTTTAGAAACCTAATACAAACTTAAATTGTTCAATGCCATCATCACTTCTTTGAACGCCTTGTCTATTCTCTATGTATGTGATGTAACCAGAATACGGAATAACTTCCGGTTCTGTAACATTAAACACAGTTCTGGAACATCCAGATAGAACACCAGTGATGGCTTGACCAATGATAAAAGTACCTGTTGTATTTATTAACTGTAATAGATTGGTTGATGTGTTAAATGATAAAACTGTACCAGAAAAAACCAAATTTGGTGGAGAATTGGTGTCATATTGTGTGACAACCTCATCTGGCTGAAAATAACCAAGGCCGCCAGCACACTGGACTTGTAGTGTGGTGTTGTATAGTGGATTTGTAGCTAAGACTGCTCCAGATGCACCATATGTTTGTGGATTAGAGATTAAACCAACTTGTCTATATGTTACACCATCAGTGGGTATGACTCCACCTTCTGTACCGTTGAATTCAACAGCAAACATAATGCTGGAACAACCCAACTCGGAAATTGGATCATATCCGTGTCCACCAATAGGTGAAATAGGTGCTTGGAGCACAGCCGAGTTTGCAATTGCTATTTGATACTGCATATTTGATGAAGTATAAACATTCACAGAAACATTGGCGTTTGTATAATTTGTTCCTGGTGCAGTGACAGCAACGTCAGTAATCGTGCCATTGACAACTAATGGTGGTGTAATGTTTGCGATTGCACCAGTTCCGTCACCAGTAATGCTTACGGTTATAAATGTGTTAACTGCATCATAGCCAGAACCACCACTCAATACATTGACTACTTCAATATCACCGCAGCCGGCTGGAGTTAGGTATGGTTGTGGTGTTTGTTGACTTGCTGGTATAGGCATCCAAGTTGAATCCATGAATGTCTTTTTGCTTCCTGCGTCAATGGTATACATGTATTTCCATTTGTACAGGTCATTATTTTCATAAATGTTGTTTGTGCTATATGAACCTGGTTCAAAATATGGTTCATAAGTTGATGGCGCACCATTGTTATTCCACAAGCACTTGAAAACTTGGTCATAGCGATTCTTAACATAGAATTGATAAATCAACAAATTGTTTTCGTCTTTTGCTTGTATGTCTAGTGTATCGATATAAGCGGTATAAACAGTATTTGCTGTCCAGTTTACACGTTGAATGACTGGAGATATGTTATAACTGTTCAATTGCTTGATTGCAAACATGTTTCTGAATACTTTTTTCAGATAAGCCGCATCTTCTGTTGGTTGTACTGGAGTTTCTACACCATTTACAGTTGGCCAAGAATCTTCTTGTCCCAAGAACGCATACAATGTTGCAATTTGGTTACCGCCTGCTACAATAATAGGCACATAGTAATCCAGATTGACCTGGAATAGAGGTGTGTTGTATGTGAGTTTGTTTAAATTTAAAATATTTGCCATGATTTATTTATCTTTATGAACCAACTCTTAAAATAGCCCAATTCAATACAACAGAATCGGAGTGAGCAGAACCGCCACCTGATGAGGTGTTATACAAACTAATAACGAAACTACCAACAGCAACATCACCGACAGTTACCACATATGGGTTTGGTGTTGTTACTGGGTTTTGTATATTAACAATAATAATATCATTAACGTGTAAGACGTTTGGATTATTAACTGTAAATGATACTTGAGTTGAACCGGCTAAAGATGAGCCAGCCATTTGAATTTGACCAGTAATGCCGCTTACAGAAACAGAAGTTGATTTGTTACCCGTTTGTGTGACTAATGAATTTGCTGTAGCGGAGCCATATACAAGTGTATTTGCAACCAATGTATTTGCTGTTGTTGTATTTGAAGTGATTGCAAATAGTGAACTGTTAACAGTTGCTGTTGCACTTCTTACATTTGTACCATTTGGTGTGGTATTAAATGTAATTGTAGAACCCTTGGTAGAATCTGTATAATTTTCTGCCGCAATGAAATCCACCGAAGCGCCACCAGTTAACGTGAAACCTGAAGTTCCGTAGCCATTTCCACCAAGACGCATCAATAAGTCACCAGTTTGTACTGTACTTGGATTCGATGAGTTGCCTCTTGCAGCACGACCAGCAATCAACGGATATGCGGCAGTATTACCTAGACTATAGTTGTCAACAATCATGCGTGTTGCATAACCACCATCAAGACCAGTTAACTGCAACATTGTGCCTGATGCAGTGGTTTGTTGTGCAATACCGTTGTTTGAACCATCAATTCTTACACTAGATGTTGTTGCGGGGAATGTAGAACTTTGAATGGTAACAGTGCCATTCATTGTCAATGTATTTTGTATAACATTAACAACAAATGTATTATTAACAGCCAAGTTACTTGTCACTTGAACATTAGGTGCTGCAATAGTTCCGTTTGCATAAATTGCTGTATTACCAACAATAAAGACATTTGCATTGTTGACTTGTAATGCACCAGACCGAACTGTAATTGATGTATCATTACCGGTAATTTCATCAATGATGTGTAGTGATGCACCACCAAGATATAGGTTTTCAAATCTGTTTGTTGGTGAACCTAGACTATATGTGTTTGATGATGTTGGTAAAATGTTACCGGTTATTTGTAGATTGCCAGCAAATAGTGCATTGTTTGTATTTGCAAGTGCATTATTAGCAGTTGTGAATGCTGCATTAGCTTGTGTAAATGATGCCGCAATACTTGTATTTTGTGTTAAATTCACACCAGCCAAATTGACGGTGTTTGCTGCCGCTGTGTTTGCAGCAGAGAATGCAGAATTAGCATATGAGCCAGCACTGTTTGCTGTATTATTTGCCATAGTGTATGCGGCATTAGCTTGAATAAACGCAACATTTGCATACAGAGAAGCACTATTAGCAACACCAAATGCGGCATTAGCATAAACGCTTGTAGTATTTTGTGAAGCGTATGCGCTATTAGCTTCCACAAATGCACCATTAGCGTATAGGGAAGCAGAATTTGCTTGAGAGTATGCCGCATTGGCTTCTAGGAATGCACCATTAGCATATAAAGATGCGCTGTTTGCAACACTAAATCCTGAGTTGGCTTGCAAAAATGCTGCTGTGATACTTGTATTTTGTGTTAAATCCACACCAGCCAAATTGACGGTGTTTGCAGCCGCTGTATTGGCTGCTGTAAATGCACTATTTGCTTGTGTGTAACCAGCATTGGCTTCTACAAATGCACCATTTGCATATAAGCTGGCGCCATTTGCTTGTGCATATGCACTGTTAGCCTGCAAGAAAGCAGCATTGGCTTCGGTAAATGAAGCTGTAATACTTGTGTTTTGTGTTGCTTCAACACAGTATAACAAACCAACTTGTGTGTTAGCATATGTAAATGCGGCATTAGAATAAGCATATGGTGCGGCCGCAGTTGACTGTAATGTGCCATCACCAAAAGTCATATAAGATTGTGTGTTTAGTGACAATCCATTTGCAGAAATCCAACCGACAATATTGTTTGAATTGGTGCCACCAAGCATAAACTTCAAATTTGCATTAGTTGTTGCAGTACCAATCAATAAATTTCCTTGATAACTCGCAAGACCTGTGGTTGCATTTGCTCCTTGAACATACAAATAAGCATCATATGAATTGAATGCTGTATAACCTGCATTATTTCCCGTTACTTGTGAGTTATTGATACCAAAATCTGCAAAATAATTATAATTTGCTTGTGTTGCTTGGTCAGCCGACAAGACATAATCTGCCGAACCCATTGAGTTGAAGTTTTGATTATTAACTTGTATAAAGGATGGATCAGAACCAGAAAATTGTGCAATAGTATTTGTGAATTGAAGATTATTGTTGCCAACATTCAAGTAACTATTTCTGAAAAGACCTAAAGCCAATGTGTTGGCAGTCATTTGGAAAGTGGTATCTGTAGGAACATCAACACCCACAAACAAGGTGTTTGCCGTATTGGCATTGATTACAGTGAATACTGGTAGTTGTGATATTTTTATTAATGACATTTCTTATCCTATTAGAAGTTCGTTTCCTTGTTCGTCCGTCAATGTGTTTCCATTTTCATCGGTCAACATCACAAAGTATTGTGTTCCTACTGGTCCAAACACTTGAACATTTTCATAGGTAGAAATCATGCTTCTGCCTATAGAAATCAAACCATTCGAACCATTAGCCAACGGACCACTTAGTCCAACTTGATTCAATGTGTAATTTATAGAAACTACTGTTTGTGCTGCACCATTGATATACAAATTGTCATTAACACGAATCACATCCATCATTGGATATGTGGTGTTGCTATATGCTCCGTAATTTATTAAATTGTATGTTCCGGTCAACGATGTTATATTTAGTTCTGTGTTGCTGTTACCATACTGTTGTGAAACTGCAACATTTCCAAAATATGTCCAAACATTGTCTTGTAGTGTGATGGTTGTGTTGCCAACATTGACAACTAATGATTTAACGGAATCATTTAGTCCTGTTCCATATTCAAATACAACTGTTGTAGTGTTTGCAAAGAAAATGTTAGACAAGTTTGCACCATACAAATTAGCAAATGTAATAATGTTATTACTCTTGTTTGTAGGTGTACCAGCAGAAATTGTTGCTATTGTACCAGTATTTGCATAGTGGTCTAGCGGAACACCAGATTGTAACGCATCAACTGTTGACAATTTAATGTTATCATTGGACCTCATCGAATAGCGACCAATAACTCTCATGCCTGTTGGATGCAACAAGTTCATCAACACATCACGATACTTGGCAATTTCTTTTTCAACTGTAATTTCGTATGTGTAATTATTGTATTCTGTGCTTTGCAATACATCATAACCGCTAGGCTGGCCAGAATTGTTCAAGTATTGACCGTTACCGATTACAAGACCATTCAAGAATGTAGTTGTTGCTAGTGCATGTCCGTCACCATATTGCATGATACCATTTGCTGCATCAAATCTAGTATCTAGAGTTGAGTTATCAAATGTAGTTGTTCTGATATTGGTGAAATTAGGCACCAGATTCATACTAGCATTGATAGATGTAATTTTTAAAGGTGCTGTATTTGCTGGTTTAGATGTATAGTTGTACACACGCATTTGGTATACACTATTGTTTGCAGGATATGCTTGCTCTACAACAAATATCGAATCTACTGTTGCAATGTATGTTGCAACGTTCAGGTTTGCACCCTGGAATACAGTTTGACCTTTTTGTGGCAATGCATTTAAGTACACATTTGAAACAATCAAATCTTGTATGGCCAAAGATACATTGGGTGCAGCAATATAATCATCGCCGTTATCCAATATGTTGAATGTTATGATAGAGCCAATACGGTTAGCAACCTCAGAGAAAGTTGCGCCGGCTCCAAGATAACCATCAACTGATAGTATTGCTGTACCAAGATAGAATGAATTTGCAACTACGTTTGTTGTTGCATTTGATGTCAAAATCAAAGTATTTGCATTGACAACCGATTGTACGGTACCAAGAATTACGTTAGAATTTGTAACAAGTAAGCCACCAACATTAATTTGTGTGTTGAAACTTGTTCCGTTACCAGTAACAATTGTGCTTGCATTGCTTGTAGTAACATTACCTAATGCGGTGTGCACAACAATAGGTGTTGGTAGTGCATCATAATAACACATACCACCCAATGGATATGGGTTTGCGGAGTTACCTAATGGTTGTTGCACGTATGTAATTGATGTAATTGCACCTGTTGACGCATTAACAGAAGTAACTTGTGCATATGCACCAACACCAGAACCACCAGCCAATAAAACTGTATCTCCTACACTATAACCAGTACCACCACTTCTAATTTTTACTGGTGCAAGAATGCCCAAGTTTGCAAGATTGGAGATTGAATACTCATCTTCATTGTAGAATGTGTTAACTTCAATTGTTGGTGGTTGTGTAAATCCACCACCTTGGTTCTCAACAATCAATGAAGAAATTGGATATGTCTGGAAACTGGTAAAACTAAATGCATTACCCATCGGTGTGTTTGCATTAGAATATGCTATATTGATGGTGTTTGCATAAGACTGTGAAACATAACCATGCAATTGTTGTTGCAAGTTGACTGTACCGACAACATTATTCAATTGTAGCACCACATTTCCTGTGCTGTTTGTAGAAATGTTTACAATACCAGCACTAAACGAACTATTTGCAAGGTTTGTTCCTTGATAAACACCCTCACTTGGATAAAACTGTCCATTACTATATTGAATACGAACGTTGTTTGTTCCTTGGCCTTGCCATGCACTAATATATCTTTTTGCACCAGTGTTAGCACCAATTATGAATGCTGAGTTGGAAATTGTTCCTGTTGTATTTGAAACCAGCAACAATACGTTGTTTGCTGGATCCATGTTCACAATCTTACCACTGAATGTGTTTGATGCCAGTGATGTTCCTTGATAGATGTATTCACTGTTAGCAAACTGTACTGGTGCATTAACAGTCAAATAGTTTCCTGATGCAAAGAAATAGTTGTTTGCACCTAATGAAATGTGTTCTTTCAGTAGTAGACTGTCCACAGGAACAAAAGTTGCATTTGCTGCACCAACTGGATCTAAGCCACCAACAATAACTATAGGAGCCTTAGGACTTTCACCAACAAGATTCGTAAATGTTATTTGTGTGTTTGCGCCGCCGACAATATTGTTTGGTGTTGAAAATGTGTAACCATAACCTTCATTGTCGGTGTGAATAGACTGAATAGAACCTGTTGTAACTGAACCAATTACTGCTGTTGCACCAACGGGATTAGGTGTATTTGGATTCAAACCACCATAGAATACAACTGGATCACCAACCGAATAGCCTAAACCTCTATTGTTCTTATCAATTATAATTTGGCTAATTTGACCAACGATAAGTGCTGTAAGAGTTTCCGCACCAACTGTTCCTGCTGGAACTTGTTGGCCATTCTTAAAATATACAGGTTGATTTCTGTTATCTACAACAGTAACAGTTTCACCAGATTGAAACAAACGTTCAATGTTTGAAATGAAAACTTCTGTCTTAACACCATCATATGTCGATGCTTCAATCGTAGCAATAGATTTTGATATGTTGCCGAACACACGCAAGTTTTGTGTGTTCAAGAAATTTGGATCATCAGTAGCAAGTTTTAGACTTCTTGGAACATACCAAGTACCACCGGATGCTTTAAGAACTGCATCTTTGTTGTAAAAAATATCAACGTCAGAGTTGTAAAGAATTCTAAACAAGAACTCAAACGATGCTGGCGTACCTTTATTTTGGTATAATTGTTTGGCTGCTTTGATTGTCTTTACTGGATCGGCCAGAATGTCCTGTGGAAAATAGGACATGAAATCATTGATATAATACTGCAAAAATTCTTGTGTGGTACTATCGATATCAATGAGTGAAGGAATGCTTTTAGTAAAGTCTAAAACATTACCTTGTTCTTCCATCCATTCATAGTACGCTTTAATGAATAGAGTGAAATTGGCGTAGTTCGGATCCTCACTAATGAACTTAGGTAGTTCGTAAGGTACCAGTAACGATGTTTTCTGATTGCTTTGTATCATTTACTTAAATCTTTGCTGAGACAGAGACACTTATCGCCGCTGGATCGTATGGGTCTATAGTAATAATTCTATTTAACGAAGATGAAATTAAGGTTGTTGTGGGTTTAGCAGAAATCGTTAATTCACACAAAGGATTATCGACATTGATTGGATTCAAACCAACCATTGTGATGATACCTTTTTCATAATCGATAGTGCCTGCATTGTTACTTACAACAACTTTACCTGATGTGTTACTATTATAATATGTTCTTAGTGTGCCCAATTGGCCTGTTAGATTAACAACAAGAGAAGCACCTTTACCTGTTGTGTCACCTGGTGCAGGAATAACTGTTGCAACCGCTGAAGTATAACCAACACCATTATTTGCTACAGTAACACTGGCCAATGAACCATTGATAATAGTTGCATATGCATTTGCACCTTGACCATCACCTGATATAATGATAGATGGTGTTTGTGTGTAATTGTAACCTGTTGTTGCTATGGTAACAGATTCAACCGAACTTGTAGCAGAAGGAATTTCTTCATAGAACACACCATCAATTGTGTTGATTGTGTTTGCTGGATCAATAACTCTAATACCAGGAGAACTAGAGATGCCACTACCATACACACCACGTTGTAATGGGCTATTGAATACTAATGTGTATGTTGTTGCTGTTGATAGTGAAGGATAGAATTTCTTCTGCACGTTAGTAGTAAAATCCGCACTAATGATAGAAGGATCAAAAGTATTCATAACCTTCAACACATCATACGTATTGAATGTTGAATTAAATGTGTTCAAGTTGTTTGCAGCATAACCATAGATTGCTTGCTGAATGCCTGAAATTAAACCTGATGGTGTCAATGCTGTTTGTGATTGGTGATAAACTACGTTTGCATTAACTTGAATGTATGTATAGTCTGGATCCACAATGACAGGTTCAACTGTGACCACACTGATTGGTTTAATAATGTTGTTAATGATTAATGATTTCTGTGTCTGAGTTAAATCATATGCACCGGCTGGTTTCAATGAAATAAAGACTTGACCATATGCTGGTGGATTGTTTTCTTCACCACCCCAAACGGACACAGCATCAAATGGTATACCTAGATTGTTTTGTTGTAAAGCGGTGATGTAATCGTTTTTGCTAACCGCTCTACCTTGAGCCGCAAACGCCTTTGGTGCTTGGAACTTAATAGATTGAATAGATTCTCTATCCATACCTTGAGATGCTGCCTGGAACGGTGTTACAAGCACGGAGGTATAATTGCCACCATTCACTGAATCCATTAGTGTGAAATTATTTGCCAAACCACCAGCAGAACCTGCGGTAGAAATATATTTTACGGTAATAATATTGCCATCCGACAACTGTAGTCCTAGAATGCCATCACCAAAATAGATTTGGTAGTTGCCGTTGATTGCTTCTTGTAAGAAATATACAGTATCTGTTGGTCCAAGTGACAAATAATTTGATGTGGGATTAAATATCTGTGAGTAACTGTTAGTTGAAGATTGTTGTACCGTTACTATCATTGTAGAAGTGTCAATACTTGCATCAGGAATTTCAAAAATGTAATTTGGATTGGTTGTTGAATTTACGGTATAATTGTATATTGAATATGTACCTTGTTTAATTTCAACACCATTGAATGTGGCCACATTGTTATTTACAGCAACTGTATTGTCTTCTGTTGTAACATAGTTATAATTGACACCTTGAATTGCTTCTGACATGAAGTTTGTATATCGTGGCAAAGTAAACAATGGTGTTGTAACACCAGAAAATGTCAAATTGATAAGTGCGATAGGTCCAATGGATGATTGTGGTACATAATTTAATAGTTTTGCATGTGACACCACAGAAGAACGTTGGATTGAAGAATCCAAGAACATTTCATTGGCCACCATGTTCAAATAGAATGCATTATACTGTGTATTGTATGCTAAAACATCCAATAGAGTAGACAAAGATGAACCGGTAAAGTTATAATCTTTAAATGTGTCTTGGGATTGCAGATAGTTAATGAAGTTTTGTTTAACACTGCTAAAATCTAGACTAGCAACTTGAATATTTGTATTAGATGCCATTATCTGGACCTTTGAAGAAGAAGATTTAACGTTGTTGGTGATGTATTATTACCAATGAAAAAACTCACATCCGCAACAAAAGAGTTTTGGTCTGGTGACAATGTTACAGTCACATTATATATGGACGCTCTTGGCTCAAAGTTTGTAATGACATTCTTAATTTCATCTGATATAACACTTGCGGTCAAATTGGTTGCTGGTTCAAACAACAATGCAGACATATTTGAACCAACGGAAGGCTGAAAAGGACGCTCATAGAAGTTGGTTGACAACAAATTTCTTACGGAAGCAATGACGGCCTGGTCGTCAAAACGCATTGCAACATCACCAGTTACTGGTGTTCTGTTGAATGTTAAGTCCAAATCTGAATATAGGTGTTGTATTTTTGCCATCTACTATTTATCAGTTTAAATTGGAGACTAGGGAAGGTGTGCCAATATAATTTTTCAACAAATAGTTCTCAGATTGTCCCAAATTATTAAATTGTTGCACAGTCGTGAAGTCTGAAACAACATTTGCAGAATTTTGGAAGAATTGTGAGTCTTGTGCTGGATAGGTTGTCATCAAATAATATGTTTGATACACAGTATTCATCAAATTTTGTGCATTGGCTACGTCTATTGAAGTTGTATTTGCCCAACCAACCACACCATTTCCTACAACAGTAATTGTTGTTGCAAGATAATTTGATATTGTATTCATTGTGGTATACAGAGAACTTAAAGTATTACCCAAGGTTATACTTGTAAAGTTGCCCATGATAACAGAATTATTTTGAACGCCATCAGTTTGGTTTGTCAGATAAGATAAGATTTTACCTTGTGACATTGCTGTTTTATAGTGTGGTGTTGTTGTATCTGAGCCTTGGTCAACAACATTGGATTCTCTATTGGTGACGTATAGGTAGTTATTTGCTGTTGTGCTGGAAAGTGTTTTCACTGTGCTGTATACATTGGCCAATGCTGTGGTTATTGTAGAATTTGACGATGTTAAGTTATTTGCAATGACATTCAATGTATTTGCTACTGTCCAAATGGAAAGTGTTACATTGGCAACAGGATTCTGGAAATAGTTTCCTACTGTTCCCGAGGCTACAGCATTTGCTTGCCAAGGACTTAAAAGATTAGGCACCAAACTCATTTGAGTTGTGACATTGCTACTGTAATTAGTTACAGATGCCGCAGTCGTTGGGTCACTTGAATTGAAACCTAATCTTCCATAAATGCTACTCATAATATTATGCTCCTATTTCACGAGGTATTGGTGGACCTGTAGGTCCTTTTGGTGATATGTGAATGTGTGTATTGTGTAAACCCAAATTCAACGTATCGAACGCCCACATGGCTTTCATTACCCCAAATAATGCCAATGGTGCTGATGTGGAAACGGTTGCATTAACTTGACCAAGCAAAGGAATACCGGGTCCAGCTTGAACGCCACCAAGTTCTGTAACAAATCCCTGTGGACCTGCACCGACACCAAGTAATGCATCGATGCGTCCTGTTGATGTAATCTTTTGTGCAACAATTTCACCATCGGTGTGTAAATCGCCCTTGATGTGCATATAATCACCAGGTTCAACTTTTAAACCACCACCAATAGCACCGCCACATTGTAGAACGGTGTCTGACTGTGAGGTCATGTGAATTAAACCTTCAGAAGTGACAGACATATCACCTTTGACATGCAATTCATAGTTACCATCAACTTGTTCTATCTTATCACCAACCACATGCATGTTCACATCACCATAAACTGTGATGTTGAGTTTAGCCAAAGTGCCTGCACCTTCTGTACCAATAACAATGTTGTGGTCATTACAAGTTATGAAGAATCCATTGCCAGTAATCTTTTGAACCATGTCACCATTCGGTGCCATTTCAATAAAGGTATTTTTTCTATGCTGTAAACGAACTCGTTCACGGTCCAAAGTATCATCCATCTCAAACAAATGACCACTTTGAGTTTGTGTTACATTGTTAAATGGGTAGACGGGTTGGCTATTAGCATATGTTGTATTTGCAGCAGATTCTGGTTGAATAAAACCGCTGTATATTTGTGGTGGTGCCTGTACTTCTGGTGCGTCTGGTAAATCACTCATATTATGGTCCTGAAGAATTGCTCAAAGTTGTTCCCAAAGAAGCGGGAGCATTAGATATAGCCGAAGTTACTGCACCATTTACACTAATCACATGTTGTTGTGTTGGTGGATTGCCGTATGAAATTTCTGTAATAATTGGTCTAATTATGGCTGCTGTGGTGTTTGATGTTACCACATTGCTTGATGCGGTTTGCGCTGTAGCCAATGTAGTGCCTGTCATGATATTAACATTATCTTGAACACTTTGCATTTGTAGTCCAACAGACTGTAAAGCATTGGTGAAATTTGCAAGACAACCTTTTAAAATTGCTTGTATTTGACCAGGCAAACTTTTAATCCATGAGATGATTTGAGATAGGTCTTTCAACAAATAATATACAGCCGATGCATCTGTTATGTAACGTAAGATTTTGTTTATAATTTCATTAACATTTGCTAGAGTACCCTTTGCAACGGAAAAGCTGACAGAGTATTGGCCAGTAACGTCAAGATTTAATCCTGAAAGCAACAATTTTATGGCTGCTCTAAATGTGTTGTTTAGAATGTTCATTGCCATTCTTATGGCTGCTGCTGCGGCTGATTTACCTTGTGAAATTGCTTTTTTGATTGCATTCACTGGATTAACAACATTGATATCTATGTTTGGAATAACAAATTTGAAGTCACAAGCATGTGTTAGTGTTGAGTTTGTCGAAGCAATGCCTGTATTGATTAATGCACCACGGGCTGTACCTGGAATTGTGGGTGTGCCAATAGTTAAAAATGATCCATTCCAGTTTGATGGCCATGCTGGCGCATTGATTTGATTCAATATACCATTTACTGTGTTGGATTCTGGTAAGTTTAGAAATGAGGGTGTGTTTACACCAAGACTATTTGTTGCACCAGAAAATGCGTTACCAATTATAGAAGCCGCATCAGCAACACCAGTTGAAACAATATTGTTTAAGTCTGATAAATTTGGTAGTGAGCCAGTGGTTGCAGATACAGATATGCCAGCGTTTACATTAACGTTGGATACTGTTGTTGAACTTGTTGCTGTTGCTGTTGTTAAAGTTGTCATTTTGTTGTTTTAGGTGTAGATTTTTGTTGTTTTAGGTGTAGATGCTGGAGCAATAGCAGGTATGACACCGAACATAAGTGGAAATTGACCACTTTCGCCATCCATAAAGAATCCAAGAACCCATTCACCAATACGCAATGTTTGAAACTGATATGGCGTATTTATAGAGTGAATTGGATGTGCCCATGGCAAATCTGAGTCTGGAATTAAAGATTTGTTATCTGTATGCCAACCAAAAATACGCACCTTACAACGACCAACACCTAGAGGGTCAGCATTGTCTACGACTTGGCCAGTCCACCATACAAATCCATTTAACCCTGCAAAATTGTTTACTGCTTTCATTTTAACTTATCGCTGTTTGCCAAGAAGAATCGTTTGGTGGTGAAGGATAACCTGTTGCAGAACTTTCTTTTGCCACCTCGATGATGGTTCTGTATTCATTCTCACTGATTAGATGCCTTGTTGCTGTTATCAAATAGTTACCAGACATAAACAAGTTTGGTGCTTTTTCTGATGGATTATTTGATGGTAAAATGAATTCTATAACAGCACCAACTGTCAATTTAGGGTCACCAGGAACTACAAGTTTGATTCTGGTGTAGTTATCTAATGATAATTGTGCTGTTCTATATGGTATGTATGTCTCCGCATTGATATTTGGTGCAATAGGTGAAGTATTTGGATATTTTGCTTGCTGTGCTTTAACGTATGAGTTGTTGACCTCATCAAAATTACTGTAGACCAATTTCAAAACGGCCTGATTTGTTTCATTTATTTGGTCACCATTTCTATTCACAAAGTTGTTTGTGATAGCATATTTGTTTAGACCTGATGAATTGGTTGGGCCTGCATAGTTCAAATAATCAAAATTTGTAGTGGTTGTTTTTCTGGTCAAGATATCAACAGATATCAATGAGTTTGCAAACATTCCATTATTCACACCATTCAATGCATCATAAGTGTCAATGATTTCATACGCTATTACGTTTGTAAATTCTTCAACAATGTCTGGATTGGTTGTATTGTAATAGTTTTTGGGGTCATAGTAATACTTACCTGCTGTGTTACCTGCGGCATTTGACATCATGTATTGCAATGACAAGAAGTTAAAACCATTCTTATTTTCAAAGAACACCATATCAGCACCAGGAATACCAGGTCTTGGTAATGCATACACCGATAGCCAATTGATTGCATCAAAAGGTTTCAAATTTGGAATTATAAAACTATAAAGTCCCGATGTTTTTTGTATGTTTAGTTTATTGCTTGGAATCTTTAGTGATTTGAAACCCGTACCAGCACCAGTTGTCCCACCTGAAGTGCAGATATCATAAATCACATCAGAAATCAGTCTGTTTGGATAAGATTTTGAGATTTTATATTGTTCAGACAACATCAATTCTTCAGAACAGAAATGTAAACAGTAAGATTCTGTATACATGTTCTCAGCCAATTTACGTTTGTCAATTTTATAAACTCTAAACCATCTATTGATTTGGTTTGTGGTGTCGCCAGACTTATTAAATTGTAAATGCAGAAACTCATTACCAGTTAAGGCCAAGAATTCAGCATAGCCTTGTGATTCAGCAACCAAAATATAACCAGAGACTACGCTGCTAAACAGGTCTTCCTGATATGATATCTCTACTGAAGTGAATGGTAATTTTACTGAGCCGGTCGCCGTTAAGAATGTCAGGTCAACCAGGTCATAGTCACGTACATTTCCAATACCCATGTTATGTACTCAATAGGTTGATTAATTGGTTTTCGACTGCACCAGCATAGTTCAAGTTCAACAAATTGATTTTTCTCTTTGATTCATTCAATTGGTCTTCATACTGAAAGATTGTCTGTGGATAAGCCTGTGTATTAACTGTGACTGTCACACCATAAGAGAAGGTTGAGGTCTTTGAACCTTGAACAACATTTGCATATGCATTTTGGTCAATGATGTAAGTCGTGGTGTTGCTATTGTTTGTTGCACCATCTATCGTGGTAACAGTCTTAACATATTGATAAATTGTATTCTGTGTATATTTCAACACTTGATTCATTGTGACCGTGTTTGCAGTAATGTTTAAACTATTTGCTGTTGCACTTGAGTATTTGTCAAACAAATAATCTTTAAACAAACCTGGCTCCATTGGCCAATCAGCATATCTATCAAACATTTGATTGCTATACATCACCATCCAGTATCTGTAAGGATCAGTATAGTATTTGTTTGCAATCGTATCTGGTGTGTCACCACTTTGTATGTTGTAATCATAGAACAACAAAGAGTTATTCAACAAACTAGGAATCATTTCAACACGTTCCAAAATGTTAACAACATTAATGCTGTTACCTTGATAGTCTGTTGTTGTTATTTTAGGAAATTGGTTAAAGTATTTCATTAACGTAATCCTGAAGTTGAAGAATCGTTGTATGTGCCTGAAGCACCAGTAGGATTGGAACCACTCATTAGTTTTGACTTTGTAACAATTTCAATTTCTCTGAAGTTCAATGTCAATGTTGTTTGCACAGGTGCACCATCAACGTGGGCCGCATAGCCATTAGGTGCAAAGTTTACATCCATTGCTGTTAATACGCAGTCACCATATCTTGGTAGATAGATGTTTTCATTTGTTCCAAACATAAACTCAACATTAAAGAATGATGGTGGCTGGAAGAAAAGACCACGATTAGATGATGCGGCCGACAAAACATCTGGTGCAAAATGATATCTAAATGTGCTAATGATGTTGTTTACTGTTTGTGCCTCGTCTTGCGAACTTGGTGTGAAAGTAAAACTTAATTGAAATTCTCTAAAGCCAACACCTCTAAAGATTGACTGCATTTGTGGGTTAATTGCATAACCAAGAGAAGATGCAACTGCTGGTGCAAAGTTGTCACTCACACCTCGAATTTTATCAGCCAACATTAAACCACCGTAAGCAGCGGCACGTTGTGCTTCTTGACTCATTTTACCTGTTGGATTGCTTAGAGAAATGCCGCTGGCGATATCTACAGCAAACTGAATGCCTTTAATTGCTAAACCTAAGTCATTGGTTAGACTTAAAGTGTCAAAGTCTGCACTATATGCTGCATTGACAGTATCTGGCATATATAAACCAATGACAGCAAGAGACTGTGTTGTCGGTGGATTAATGTTGAAATTTTGTATGAAGTTTCCAAAGTTTTGTAAATTTTCACCAACAGAATTGGATTTGAATTGTGCAACTGCGGCTTCAGTAGATGCAGCAATATCTGTTGTTTTTATGGTTTTAATCCAAAACTTAACGTAATGTGCTTTTGTTGAACTACCTAAATCTTGTGGATAGTTCAATATAGTACCAAGTTGTCCCACTGGAGGGCCATACAAAGCTGCTGTTGGACCAACCGTATTAAAAACGTCTGGCGTTGATACTGATGTGATTGTGATTGGCATTGTTTTTTATAGGAAATATATACTATTTATGGCTTATTCTGGACGATTCATACCTAAGAATCCACAAAAGTACGTGGGTGACTACAAAAACATCATTTATCGGTCAACCTGGGAAGCTAAGGTGATGACCTGGCTCGATAAAAATCCAGATATTATCTCTTGGGCATCGGAAGAACTTATCATTCCTTATATATCTCCTATAGATAACAGATACCACAGATACTTTCCAGACTTTCTGGTCAAGGTCAAAACTAGAGACGGTTCTATGAAAACCATGCTACTTGAGGTAAAACCAAAGAAACAGACCTTGGAGCCAGTAAAAAAGAAACGTATGACTAAGCAGTACCTCAACGAAATAGCGACTTATGGTGTGAACCAAGCAAAGTGGAAGGCAGCCAATGAATACTGCCTTGACCGTGGTTGGGAGTTTAAGATACTGACGGAAGAACACCTAGGAATATGACTAAATAAAATATGACCTCTAAACTTACCACACTTGCAGAACAAAAAAAGGCAGCCGGACATGTAACTATGTCTAAAGATGCCACCGTATGGTTGCAGGACAAGATTAATGAACTGAAAAAGGCATCTATTGCACAGATACCTTCAACCATAAATCGTGAGAAGTTTAGACAAATGTCTCAGTTTAGACTGGGAATGATGTATTGTTTCTATTATGATCCTAAAACTAAGGCAGATTTGCCATATTGGGACAGATTTCCAATGGTTTTGGTGTTAGAACGATACAATGATGGCTTCTTAGGCTTGAACCTGCATTATCTGCCAGTCAAGTTTAGAGTTGCTTTTTTGACAAAATTAATGAGATTTGCTCAGTTGACACCAGACAATGATATAAAAAGAATGAGAATTTCTTATGATATCTTGGATGCATTTAAGAAATATGCTGAGTTTAGACCATGCTTAAAGAGATACTTGCATAGTCACATTCGTTCAAAGATGTTGATGATTCAACCTAATGAGTGGGATGTGGCCACAATGCTACCTATACAACAATTTAGAGGTGCAAAACCACAAGAAGTATGGAGAGATTCCGTACATGAGTGGAAAGACCACATGAAACATTTTAACACGGACGAAGAATAAAATGCCAACAGATATTAACGGTTTTGTTAATTCATTTATTTCAGACTTAGCTAGACCAAGCAAGTTTGAAGTTACTATTTTTCCTCCTCAAATCTTTTCAAGCTTCTACCTTCAACAACAATCTGGTGGCGGTTTTGCATTACGTTGCGAAAATGCCAATCTTCCAGGTAGAACCTTTGGTACAACAGAACAAAAGTTTGGTTCAAACCCATCACAAAAGTTTCCAATGCATTCATCATACAATGATATGGACTTAACTTTTGTGGTATCAGGTGATATGTCTGAAAGAAATTTCTTTGATATTTGGATGGAGTATATCAACCCAACCACATCATTTGATTTCTCATACAAAAAAGATTCAACAAAAAACAATAGTCAGGGTTACTCTGCTACAATTTTGGTAACACAATACGACACATATAACAATCCTGTTTATACGGTTCAACTATACAATGCATATCCAATCTCAGTGAATCAAATGGATTTGGATTGGTCTACTGACACATATCACAAATTAACTGTGGTGTTTGCATATGACTACTGGCAAAATGTGGAAGCAATAAAGAGAGAGCAAACTATACCACAGCCAAGCAATGGCCAAGCACCATTGAGTATACAATCTTTGGGTGTGGGTGGCGCTGGCCAACTTGCTGTAGCACAAACAAATGCTTCTGTATTGAATGCTATAGTGAAAAGAAACACGAACACAAATACTACAAATGCTGTGCAAGTTTATCAAAACGCTCAGAATCAATGATTTTTTAATGGAGTAATATAATGGCTTTACCAAAAATTGATGCGCCGATTTATGAATTGGAATTACCGTTATCTAAGAAACAAATTAGATACAGACCTTTTCTAGTAAAAGAACAACGTAACCTAATGATGGCAATGGAGTCTGACGATAAAGACACCATTGAGAAAAACATCAAGCAGGTTCTAAACAACTGCACACTAACCAAAGGCGTCAACATTGATGCATTACCTATTTTGGACGTTGAATACTATTTCATTCAACTAAGAGCAAGGTCTGTTAGCGAAGTTGTAGACAACAAGTACCGTTGTGAGAATGAAGTTGATGGTAAGGTTTGCAATAACTCAATGGAAGTTAAGTTCAATCTATTGGATATCAAACTCGATAAAGAAGAAACCAACAAGAATGAGATTCAGTTGACCAAAGATATTGTGATTAAATTGACTTACCCACAATTCTCCGTATTGGAAAAAACATCTAAGTTAAACAATACAACTGATATGGCATTCAACATGATTGTTGATTGCATTGAATCTATTTTTGATGGCCAACAATTCCACTATGCAAAAGAAACACCACGACAAGAGTTGGTTGATTTCATTGAATCTTTGAGTCATGAACAGTTTGCAAAGATTGAAGAATTTTTCAATAATCTACCAAGGTTAAATAAGAAGATTGAATGTACCTGTGGTAAATGTGGTTTTAAACACCTTATTGAAATTGAAGGCCTCGAAAATTTTTTCGGGTAATATTTCGTCATGATAACTTAAGAAATTATTATAAGACAAACTTTGCATTGATACAGCACCACAAATATAGTTTGTCTGAACTTGAAGGTATGATACCTTGGGAGCGTGAAATTTACGTTGCTATGCTTGCTCAGTATATTGAAGAAGAAAATGAGAAGATAAAACAAAGAAACAACGAACGTAGATAAACATGTCCATTAAAGATACCATACAAAAACTTGAAGAAGAAAAGAGAAAGGTCGATGAGAAACTCATGGACCATTTCCGCAAGGAAGTTTCTGAAGAAATGAAAAAAAAGATCCTTGAATATAAGGACCTTGTAGACCCATTTGTTCTGAAAAAAGTATTCGGTATCAAAGTAGCAAAATCAAGTGATGCTGGCGCTGTTAGACCAACCAAAAAGTTGAGTGAGAAGGCCTCTAGAACACCAAGAGATATCACACCTAAAGAAGCATTCTTTAACACCATCTCACAAAAAAGCAGCAAACTCAAAAAGGGTGACCACTTGGCCAATATTGGTGCCAAGATTTTGTTGTTTATGGTGAAACAACGTGAAGAAAACAACTTAATGTCTGAGTTGGCAAGAAATTTCCAAAAGGCTAAAGAAGAAGAAATTAACGAACGCCACGATAACACCATTGGTAAGTTATATAAACGAGAGTTAAACAATAAAAGACAAGAAGAACGCAATACACGCAAAGGTAAATCCAGTCTATTGAAGACAGGTATTGTAGGTGCAGTGGGTGTTGGCCTATTATTGTTTGCAGAAGATGCACATGCAACTTTTTCTGACATGAAAAAGAAATTTGATATGCTTACAACCGATATCAAAGATTTATTGCAGAAACCACCTAAAGAAGCAATTTCAGCCAACTTAGGTGATGTCTCATCATTAAAAGATATCATTGGTAAGGTCGAATCTGGTGGTAACTACAATCAATTGGTGTTACCGAAATCAGGACCAATGCCTGAAGAATTCAAAGGTATAGATTTATCCAAACTTTCATTAACACAAGTGCAAGACTTACAATCAAAAATGAAACAGAGTGGAAAGTTTCCATCTCAAGCATTGGGTAAGTATCAGATTACACCAGACACACTAAAACATCTAATTACGAAATTTAAAATTGATCCTAATGAAAAATTCACACCAGAATTGCAAGACAAATTGGCTGATGACCTGATTGAAGAAGCAGGTGGTTCTAAATTTAAAGCTGGAATCATAGACACAAACGAATTTCAAACCAATTTGGCAAAAACATGGGCCGCAATACCTGTTCCAACAGACATGAGTGTTAAGGATAATTTTGGCCAAAGAAATTTGAAAGCCGGTCAAAGTTATTATACTGGTGTCGGTGGAAACAAGGCAGCAAACATACAAGCACCTCTTACAACCGCTATATCTGGTATGAGAGGTTCAACTGCAACTCAGGTTTCTAATGTTTCAACCGCAGGTCAAAATGTTGTAGCAAAATCTCGTGATTTCATTGAAGAAGAAGGTGACAAATACATACCAATCATAGTGAATAGAGCAACAGTTTTACCAATTGGTCAAGTGAATTCTTTTATTAGAGATAAGGTTGCATTTGATGATAAAGCAACTATGGTCAGAGAATACTTTGGAAGATAAAAATGGCATCACTTAAACCACTATCAAACAAATCAGAAAAACCTAATATCTCAGCCACTACACTTGAGAGTATTTTGTCTGTGAGAAATACATTCGCCAATATGTTTGGTGAAATCTTTGGTGGTGCTGTCGATTCATCTTCTGTGCAAGGTGGCACATCAAGAAGTGTATCTAAGGGCAAAGCAAAAGCACAAACACCAGGCAACAATAGAACTAAAACAATTCAGCAGGCAGTTTATACCACAATAGCAGAAGGCCAAAACCAAAAACTAAAAAGTGGTGAAGGTGTTGCAAACGTATTTGCTAAAATCTACAATTTGATGAAGTTAGACCATGATGAGAAAAGAAAGCAATTCGAATTAGATAAAAACTTTGCAAGCGAAAAGAAAGAAAATCAAGAAAGACGAGACAAAGAATTGTTTGGTCTTTTGCATATGTTGACCGGTCATCCAAAAGCACCAGCACCTAAAGTTGAGAAAGAAAACAACAGTTCACTAATAACGAAAGTTCTTGGTGGTATGCTGTCTGGTGTTGCATCTATTTTTGGTGGTCTACTAAAGACTATTTGGTTTATTGGTAAATTTATTGGTTCAATTTCTTTTGGCATAACAAAAGCACTAGGAAGCATAGTAACAACTGTTGTTGGTGCATTGACTCCTGTTTTGGCAAGCATAGCTACTTTTGTTTTTAAAGAAGTTAAAAATATAGTTATTGGTGCAGTGGAATTTCTCGGCAGAAAAATTTTGGGTTTACTCATTGGCCAAAAAGGTGGAAGAGTAAGCGGTAAAAATGAATTGGCCGCATCTCTAGCAGTAGGTGCTTTAGTTTCTGGTGTTAAAGATGACGATTGGCTGGCCGCAACCGCTGGAGGAATAGGTGCAACTATTGGTGGTGTTGTCGGCGGTCCTGGAGGGGCACTTACGGGGTTCAATATTGGTGCCGGTGGAGTCGAGTCATTTAAAAGTATAGCCGGCCTCAATAAAGAACAAGAAGAAATAAGAAAATTTTTAATAGGTGAAGATGCGTTTAATTTGGAAAATTCCCAAAAAAGCTTTCTTGCCAGACTGTTCACCGATAAAGGTGCATTTACTGAAAGAGGTCAGGAAAAAATAGCAGAACTGCAACAACAAAAGATTGAAGCCGCACAAGAATATCATAAAGAAATGTTAGAGGCCATGGGTCCAAGATATAAACTGGTCGGATATACAGACGAAAAAAATCCTATAATTCCAATAGTCGAAAAAGATGGAAAAAGATTAGGACTTAAAGATTTTGCGGAAGAATATGCTTTTAGAACACACTTTCAAGGCTTAGATAAAATATTGGGTGTTACACCAACAGGTGAAGCCGCACAACATCAATTAATTCAAGATACTGTTTCAGGTTTAATGAAACCACTAAACAACCTTAAAACTGAAGGCCTTGATATTTTGCAAGATGCGAAGGATGAATTCAATAAAGGTATGAGTTTTGCTTCATCAAAAATAGATGAAGGTATACAGAGTTTCGGTGGTTTGTTAGGTAATATTGGTGTGGATACAAAAGAATTGCCTAGCATATTCAAAGATATCAAAGGTAAATTTACATCACCAATTGTTATCAATAGCAATTCGGTTGCACCAACACAAGAGAAGCCACCAATTATATCTTCATTAGGTTTCACTCATGTTAGAAATGATGAAACGACCTTGTTGAAGGTACAAAAACTAAATTATAGACCGGTATAAAAAACCCCGCACTAGGCGGGGTTCTAATCTTACTCGTCAGCCAACTTGCTGAAGTATGCCAAATCGTCATCATCATCGGTAACCAATTCAGGTTCTTCCTGAACTGGTTTCTTAGGTGCAGACTTCAATGTCTCTACTGTGGTCTTAGGCATTGGTGTATCACCATTCAATCCTAGAACCTTTTCAAGGCGAGTCTTCAAGTCATCATAAGACTTGAATTCTTTGTCTGCAACCAACTCTGCAAGAGAGTGTTCTGACTTCCAAATCTTTTCCAACTCATCGTCATCATCCAACAAAGCGGATGAAGCGGCGAATTCAGACTTGTCATAGTTTTGATAGCCAGCAACCTTAGTGATACGCAACTTGAAGTTAGCACCAGTCCACAGGTCAAATGGATTGATTGCTGTTTCATCTTCAAAAGCAGGATTCATTGCACCTGTAATCTTCTCAAAAATCTTAGCACCGAACTTGAACAACTTAACTTGTCCTTCATTTTCTGGATGCTTAGGATCAGAAACGATATACACGTTAGCAATGTAATTCAACTTACGTTTTTGCTTACGAACGATTTCTTTGTTGGCTTCAATGCCAGAATTCCACAACTTGTTGTTGTGTTCACACACAGGACATTGTTGGTTCTTGGTAGTCAGGCAGTTATCAATCAACCAGCCACCAGGACCTTGAAAGCCGTGGCCAAAAATCTTGACCCATGGCAATGCATCATCACCATCAACTGCTGGCGCAGGCAAGAAACGGATAACGGCAGAACCATTACCTGCTTTGTCTACTTCTGGTTTCCAATAGTTGTCTTTGTTGTCTGCGGCACCTGTAGAATTAAGTGCCTCAACTGCTTTGGCAAGCTTGTCTAAGTTGCCAGATTGACGTTTGAGATTTGCGAATGAACTCATAGTATTTCCTTATAGAACGGAGTATTAAAATTAAAACGGATTGTCCACATATTACATAATATAACCATATTTATCCACGTAGGAGTGTATCTAATATGGAGATGGTTGTCAAGGCATCCTTGTGAAGAATACCAGTACCACCTGCTTCATTCCACTCATCGATGTTAGAATCAGTATCATCAATAAGTATGGAATTTTCGTCAGCAAATTTTGCTTTCAGTTTTTTACCTGGAACAAAAATTGTAGGATAGGTAATGCCATGTTGTTCTAGCCACGTAGTCTTTTGAAACTGTATGGCGGCATTGTTTTCTGGTCTTGCGGTAGAAGAAAGAATCTCAATAGGAACTGTTAAGGTCTTCAAATAATCCAGCAAAACTGGTGCATCTGGCATCATTTCCAGTGAGCCAAAGTTTTTACCTTGAATGAACTGTTTGAAATAATGACCAAATTGTCCATGACTATCGGCTTGCACTGGCATTATACCGAAAAGGTCTTCAAACCTTTTTTCAAAGTTTGCAATGACACCATCCATGTCCAAATAGATTTTTGTAAAATTACGCATGTTCGACTACTACCTCTTTTAAAATGTTTTTAAACTTAACTTTGTCATATTGAATAAAAGGTGCATACTTTTCACTTTTCAATCGCCAGTTTGGCCATATAATATCATCACTGATTTTACGGTCCCACATGGGAAAGAAATTCATAATATCATTAAGTATGCACAAAGTTTCAACGCTAATTGTACCTGACATAACCTCACGCAGTAAGGTTGGATGTTGACCGTCTTTGACAATCAACATTTGTTCAGGTGCATCATTACCAACAAGACCTAGTATATCATTTTCAAAGACATATGTCAAGCTTTGATTTATCTTTTGCCACTTTTTGTATGCGGCTTCACCTTCAGGTCCAGTCATTTCACCAACCCAAGATGCATCACCGTATACAAAATTGGCCAAATAAAATTTTTGCATTTCTTCCAAGGAGAATTTCCGTGAAAGCTTGTAAAAACTATATTTGTCCTTACGCTTCAGAAATGTATCCTGTGAAACGTTGGTCTTACCGTTATATTTAAAAAAGTCGTAGGACTTAGAGGTGAAATGCGTTTTCAATGCATTATATAGTCTGAACGCCTCAAAGCCTGTGTTTTCGGTCATAGCGGAAGTTTAGATGATTTCTTGATTAAGTTAACTGATTGTGCTTCTTCACGGATTCTTGCTTTAAGGTGGGATGAAATTAAGGTGGCGGCCACCTCAATCTCAATACCAGTTTCATCACAATACTCCACAATTGCTTCCATACAATGCATAGAATGTGTGTTAGCCATTTCTTCAATCTTCAATGAGAAGTCACGGATTTCATCTTTAGTTGGCATCATTTGGCCTTCAATGCATAGACCATGCAAAGGTTATCTGTCTGTGTTGCATATGCACACTTAACAGAGATGGGGTCAATACCTTTTTGAATGGCTGTGTCCATGTTGCCTGCCATGTTGTTTCTGTCATTGATATTTGACAAATAACCACTAATGATTACTGATACAATAACAATGGTGATACACACCATTGATGTAATAACAATTTTCATGTATGAATTTTGGTTTTCCATATTAAATGATATCCTTGTTTCTGTCAATTGAGTCTTTGTTGGATCGGTAGAAGATGTGCTGTCCGATTTGCTTGACTTTCTGCAAATGATTCCACCCAGGATGGATGTAATCCGCATGGTAGTATGTCGCACCGTCTGTAACATCTTTTTGCCTTTCATAGTTAACAACCAAATTGGTTGCGAGATCCAAGATTTCATTATACAACCTTTTATCGGTGATTGGCAAGCCTTTACCGTCTTTCTTTTCGCAATACCAAGAGAACTGACATGTACCGCCTGTCTTTTGTTTCACCACGGAACAAATATCTTCACCATAGCCAGATTGCAATCTGTTTAAAGTAACAAAAGCAACGGCCTTCTTACCATCTAGTGGTTCGTGTGCGGCTTCATGGTAAATATTTTGTGCCAAACAATTCACTTGAATCTTAGTTTCCTTAGACAGTGCATCATATGTGGTCTTAAACGGTAAGTTATAAGTGTTTACATTTACACAAGATAACATCAGAATGATTGCTGAAAAGAATACTGCTACAAGTATAAGTCTACTTTGCATGTAATTCTCCAGTTAAATGAGTGGGTTTTGTAAGAACCCACCAAAACTTATTGGACTCTTAGAAAGAGAACTTTGCACCTACAGCAACGGTGTTACCATCGAAAGATTTAACTTTGCGGTCGCCATCTTGATAACGATAGTCAACAGTCAAAGCAAGTGCCTTGGTAACTGGAACGGTAACGCCAGCACCAACTTCAGCAACATAACGCTCATCGCTCTTGATACCTTTCTTGTCAAGGTAACCAACACCAGCCTTAGCGGTCAAAGCGGCATCACCCAACTTGAAAACATCATAACCACCGATAACGCTGAATTTGTCTAGGTTACGTTTTTGTTCACGGTCGGCTTCAGCAGTAACGCTGAACTTACCAAAATGTTCACCTACAGTCAATCCATAACCTTCACGGTCTTTCTTGTTGTAGTTATCGATAGAACCATTAACACCAACTTCAACGGCTGATGCAACTCCAAATGCAGCCATCAAAGTGGCCAATAGAACTAACTTCTTCATTAAAAACTCCTTTAAGTTGAGATAAGATGGTTGGTTATTCTGTTACGAGGAAACCAACCGAAACCCTAGTCAGCGCTTAGGCTGCCAATGCGAACTTTTCATCGTTTGCGTTTGTTTTGATTTAGTGTTTACGTCAACTCTGACGGATAGCCTAATATAATACTTGTTACCCTGTCGAAACTATTTCTCGCCCATCATAAAAATTCAGGCTTGGATTATGTGGATGTCCGTGATACCTTAGTCATCTTCATTACCGCACGGCGCTGGCCTGAATTTTTATGGTGGACGAGGGCGGTACTGCCCCGCCGTCCAGAATACTTTTCTTATACCAAGTTTACTATCATTATTAGCGCACCGATTCGGTGTGCTTACATAAATTATCCAAAAATCATTGCGTGTACAAACCTATATGTATCAGCTGCTGCCGATTGTGGTCTTGCACAATGCGGAATGTCACCATCAGCGATAACAATTCGTCCGGGAACACAAGTCAAAGCCAAATCAATCTCATTTAAATCTTCCGAGAAGAACAAGGTTTCACCATACCAATGTGGAAACCACAAGTTGTTTGCATAGTAAATCAAAAACTTTTTGGCATTTGCATGTACATGTGGAAAATTTGAATCTTGCGAATTGGTCATGTTGATAACATATTTCAACAAATTCAAATCTTTGATTTTTTCTCCTGCGGCCGATTCCCTAATATACTTTAACAAACCTATTGTAAGGATTTCTTGTGTATTTAATTCAGCGTGCAAGAACTTATCTTTTGTGATTGTTTCAATATTTGGAGCATCACCCCAACCAAGTTTGAAATTTGCTGCGGCCGACAACGCAAGAGTTTTATCTCTCAAATCCATAGGAATGATATCATCATAAACATCCACTTGTTTGCCGGTTGGCAAGATATAATTTTTATGTTTCATAGTATAATCATCGTGCAGCTTCTGTGTGTTTACCTTTGAATGATTTTTTTAACAATTTCATCCACAATTTCTTGGCTTTCTCCAAGTTGTGTTCAAATTCTGCACGGTTTAGTTTTTGGATTAGTTTTTGTACTTTCATTGATTTGGTACCAATACAATCTTTTTAGTGTTTGTTGCTGGATCAATCATTTCCTGCCAGTGATAACCTGGAGGAGGTGTTTGAACCACTGGTGGTTGAACATAAACTGGTTGCTCAACGATAACAGTCCTAGGTTGTGATGCAATTTCTGCACCAATCACAACACCTGCGGCCAATGGAATCCATCCAATGCCAGGACCACCCCAA